GGTATCCAGGTAATTCGTGCTTGCGGTCGCCGCCGCCGTGGTGACGGCCTGCGCGTCCGAAAGCATCAATTGCGCGTCACGGAGCATCGGTCAGTCCTCAGGTGAGCTGCGACTCGGCGATGCCCAGGGCATCGACGATGCGGATAGGGGCGCCATAGAGCCGGTCGACCTCGCGGCCTTCGACCTGATCGAGCGTGATGGTGTACGCCGCCGCCGACTTGGCCTGCTCGCGCAGCACGCTCTTGACCAGCCGGTTGCAGTACCAGGCCATCTTCGCCTTGCCGCGGTTCGGGACGCGGTCCATCGCCCGGCCGGCGAGCTTGAGCAGGTCGGCCGCCGAGGAGTTGGCAAGCAGGTTCGACACGTCGATATTGGCCATGCGGACGACGTAGCGCCAGTCGCGCACCACCAGGCCCACGTCCCAGGTGAAGTGCGTCCGCAGCACCTGGTACATGTTGCCGTTGCTGTCCTTCGAGGTGTCCTCGCCCAGGTCGACCATCTTGAGGCCGGCCTCGGTGCCCTTCGGGTAGATCCCGTGCACCGTGTCCGAGCCCCAGCCGACCAGCCACATGCTGGTGTTGTCCGAGCCCGTGCCGCCGCAGTCGACCACCGCGCCATCCTTGGCGGTGGAGCTGGACTCGCCATAGTTCACGTCGTTGTAGCGGGTCGCGAACCCGTTGAAGCGGTCCGGCGCCGTCGTGACGTTGCCGGTGAACAGGTCGGTGCAGAACTGCTGGTTCATGGCCTCGAGGAAGGCCACATCCTCGCTCTGGCGGAATGCAGCGCCCTTGTCGCCGCCGCCCCACAGCTTCACGAGGCGGGCGTCGACCTCGCTGTAGGCTTCCATCATGGCGCAGGACTCTTCGATTTGCGCCCGGGCCGACTTGCTGGCAGCCACACCCTCGTTGAACCGGCGATAGCCGACAGTCGGCAGCGCCACACGCAGGGTGGTACGGTGCCCGGTCGGCAGGTTGCCCTCCTGCCAGCCGATGTCAGCGTTGATCTCGTACTGCTTGCTCAGCAGCTCGATGACCTGCGCCGGCTGCCCGTTCGGGTCCATCGCCTTCGCCAGATCGGCGAGGGTCGGGAGAGTGGTGCCAAGAGCAGCCATGACTTAGACCCTCAACTGTACATGGTAGGGTAAAGGGCGCGCAGCGGGTTGATCGGCACGTCGCCGCTCGTCCGCAGCAGCGGGCTTTCGCCCAGCAGCTTTCCGGCCTTCGCCATCGCGGCGAACATCAGCGGGTGCTCGCCGGCATTGGTCTCTTTCAGCCACGCCCGCAGCTCAGGCCCGCCGACCGTATCGAGGAAGGTGGCGACAGCGGCACGGCTGGCGTCGTAGTTCTGGCCGCCGAGCTCGGGATGCGCCTTCTGCTCCGTCTGCCAGCCCGCCAGCGTCGTTGCCCATTCGGCGGCGCTCGCCTTCTCGGCAGCTTCGCCCGCCGCCTTGGCGTCGCGCCCCAGGCCGTCCACAAGGGACTGTGCGGCTTCCAGCGGCAGCTTGTGATCGGCCGCGATCTTGCGGATATCCGCGATCAGTGGCAGTTCGGCGCTGATGCTGTCGGGAAGGGTGAGGGCCGAGTAATCAATGGCCGGCGACGCAACTTCCGTGACGACGGGCGCCGGCGCAGGCGCCTCAGTCGTCGTCGGGACGTTCGTTTCCGTCGCCGTGGTCGCCTGCTCGGTCATCAGTGGCCTGCTGATTTTCACGCAGGGCCAATGCTAGGCGATCGGGCCATCTCGTTAACAATGGCCGCAGGAAGGGCTCCGCGATGCTCTGGCGCCCGGCGTTGAACATGACCGCGTGCGGGTCGGAGACGACCGCCGCATACTTCGTGAACCCTGTTTCAAGCATCAGGCGGTAGAGCAGACGGCGACCGCGCTCGTCCGCCGACAGCCAGTCGAGGTCGAGCAGGTGCTGGGCGTTGGGGTCGGTCATCACCGGCTGTTGTCCTGGAACTCGCCGGTAATGCTGATCTTGGTCGAGTTGCCGAAAGTGGTGTCCGTCAAAGCACTCTGCGTCGTGAACGACCGCAGCGTGAGCGTGCTGCTGTTGTTGGCGAGGGTCGCGTAGACGCTGGTCGCCGCGCCGAGAGAGGCGACGTGGACGCTGGTCATCGGCTGCACGCTGTTGGTGTCGATATCCTTGCTTGTCAGCGGAAGCCCCGTGATCGTTGCCGTGCCGGTTGCAGAACCCTTGGAGCTGAGATTGATGAACAGGTAGAACCGGAACAGATCGCCGGAAATCTTCCAGACCCACCCCACCGCGTTGGCATAAGTAATCCCAGTCGTCGCCCCGCCGAAGTTCAGGACCGGCGTGAACGCCGTGCGGAAACTGCCCAGATCAAAGCTGTTGCTGCCGAAAACGTCCGACTGATAGCTGACGCTCGCGTGATAGCTGATGTCCGGGCTGGCGAACGCGACACCGCCGAGACTGCTCTTAAACTGGTGGAACAGCACCATACACTTGTCATTGGCAATATAGATCGGCTGAATTGTCCCGGTCGCCGGGGCAACATCGCCCGTGTTGTTCATCTGGACGATGGGGCAGATCAGACGTGATTTGAACGCATTGGTGACCATGTGGAAGCCATAGCCGCCATTGGCCAGACTGTTGGCAGAACCGGCCGTCAGGCGGCGCGGGCTATCCGCGAAACAATTGACCAGCGAGTTGCCCTCGCCCTTGATCAGGAAGCCGTGGCGCATGCCCACGTCGGTCGAGGTGTAGGTGCTCCACACATGGACATCGTAGAGGTGCGAGCCGGCCGCGTTGCTGTCGAGCAGCACGCCGATCGGGTACTTGACGCCCTCGAACCCGGTGAATCGATGATCCGAGCCCTTGATCCACAAGGCGGCTACATCATCGGCGGCAGTCGGATAGTTGCCGCTGTGCGCGAAGCAGCCATAGGCGCGCATGCCGTAGCCGGCCCAGACGTAGAACGCGGCGAGGGCGGTGTTGATCACGCGCACGCCGTGCAGATTGGCGAAGCGCGTGTTGATCGCGTTCAGGCCGTAGATCGCGAGGCCGCTGCCATCGAGCTTGATGTGCTCCAGGGTGCCCTCATCCCACCAGTCCCCGAAGGTGGTGGAGCCGCCAGCCCGCAGTAGCGCCGCCGTGCCGCTGCTCGGGCCGGAATTGACGTTGAACCCGGCGGTGGCCTTGATGATCGAGGACTTGCCGTCGCCTCTGATCGACGGGCAGTTGGTGATGTTCAGCTCCTGGCTGATCAGGTACGTCCCGGCCGGGAAGTGGAGCGGGACGCTGCGCGCGACGGCAGCGGCCAGCGCCGCGTAGTCGTCGGTAACGCCATCGCCGACCGCGCCGAGGTTCTTCACACTGGCGAAATCGCCTATGGCTGCCGCCACCGTCCGCGCGACCTGCCCCGTCGAGGCGTCGGCGGGGAGGTAGCCGCCGGACGGCGCCAGCCCGGCGCCCTTGTCGGATCCGAACACCACCGCCCGGTCGTCATCATCCCAGGCCCGCTCAACCAGTGGCCCGTCAATCACTTGCAGCAACGGCGTGCGTTCTACTGTCATGCGGGCAGCACCTCGATCCCGAGCGAAACCCAATCATCCGTCGTCGGCGGGCCTGCGGCCATGCTGGTCGCTGTCATGGTCTGCGCGCCGGTAGCGCCCGCGACCTTGGTCCCGAGAATGGCCGCGATGTCCGCGACGCCGCCGAGACCCGTCTTGTCCGTGCCAAGCGAGGTCCAGCCGGTCGTCAGACCGAACGGCAGCAGCCGGTTATCCATCGACGCCACCAGCCCGAACAGGCGTGAGCCCGCATCATCGACATCGAACACCACGCTATGCGCCGCCTGGACCACCCGCACCGGGTGGCCGACCGTATCGCCCAACGGCGAGGCCGCCATCCGGTCGAGCGTGATCGCCCAGCCCATCACGTCGCGGAAATCAGCCTCCGTCGCCGTTATCACCAGGTCGCGCGCCGTGGCACCGGCGCTCCCGCCCCGAATCCAGCCAGCCCAGCCGATCGCCCCGCCGTTCTCGTCGATCTCGACATCGAGCACTTCGGTCACGGCGTCGCCGTCCCAGGTCACCGAAAGGATGCCCGCGGGGTTGCTGTCGACCGATCGAGTCGGGAACATGACCAGGATGTTCCCGGTCGAGCTGGCGAAGTTGAAGGTTTGCGTCGTCCAGTTGGCCGGCGTGTCGATCTTGAGCGGCGCCACCGAAACCACCGACGGCGTGACCAGGGCAGTGCCCCGGTGCGCGCTCGTGAGACCGAACGGCGTCACGATCATCTCAGGCCGCCGTGTCGCCGGTGAGGGTCCACTGCGCGGCACTGCCGCCAGCGTTCGCGAACACCGCGAGGCCGACGCCCGAGTGCTGCCCGGCCGTCTTCGTGTGGCTCTGGCGGTTGACCAGCGTCCCGCCCGAGGCGGCGGCGAAGGTCACCTGGCCGGCGCCGCGCTGGTAGGCCGAGCAGTAGAAGCCGACTGCCGCGTCCGCCGGCAGCGTCACCGCGATCGCACCGGCATTCGTCAGGCTGAGCAGCTTGCCGCGGTCGCCCGCGACCAGCGTGTAACTGGTGCCCGTCTGTGCGTTGATGCTGGCGACCAGATCGGCCGAAGCCCCCGACGCCGCGAGCGCCCGGCCCGCCGCCGGGAAGTCCATCGTCGCGACCGCACCGGTGCCGGTGAAGTACATCAGTTTGTCGGCGGCCCAGGTCAGGGCAGCAATCGCCGCCGTCTTGGCCGAGTAGGCGTTGAAGTCCGTCCCGGCCTCGAGGTCGAGCAAGGCCCGCATCGCAGCATAGTCGGCAGCCCCTACCAGCGACAGCCCGTTGGCCGAGAACGTCCCTTCCTGGAAGTCGCCGGCGCCCGAGCTGGTGCGGATCAGGAACTTGTTTTGCGCCGTCGCCTGCACCAGCTTCGCCAGCGTCACCGCGTTGGCCGCGAGCTTCGCCGTCGTGACGTTGGCGTCCAGGATCTTCGCCGTCGTCACCGCATCGGAAGCCAGCTTCGCCGCGGTGATCGAGCCGTTCGGCACCGAAATGCTGATGATCTCCGACAGCAGATCCTGGATGCGCTTGCCGATCGTCCCGGCCGGATAGGTCGTGCCGTCGCTGTAGGGGATCGCCGCCGACTGGTTGTCCAGCGCCATCAGGCCGCCTCCTGCTCACGGGCGAGGTCGCCCAGCGCCGTGCCCGGCAGCGTCGACGCCTTGCCGAGCTTGGCTGCCACGTCTGCCCCGGCTGCCATCTGCTGCATCTGCGCCTGCCGCTGCCGCTCCTCGTCCTGCGCCGCCTGCATCTGCGCCACCGTCTCGTCGTCGCGGATCGACTTCGGCGGCGCGCCCAGCGCGAGGCTCAACTCGTCGACCATCTGGTGGAAGTCGGCCTTCATCGGCAGCGTCGGATCGAATTGCGCGTTCTGACCGACGAACGCGGCGAGGCGATAGATCGGCTCCGCGCGCACCATGCGCTGCGCCTGCTGCAGCTCGCTCACGTACTCGATCTTGAGCTGCTGGCCCTGCAGCTCCTGGGGCGGGACGGGCACCATGCCATCCTCGCCCGCGGCCCAGAACCGCGCGCTTTCGTCGAAAATGTCCTGCAAAATGCCGTCGACGGCCGGGTTGAGCACCTCGCTGTTGATGTTGTGCAGGACCGGGCCGAGCAGGAGCTTCTCGCGCGCCCGCTCCAAGACCTCGGTCGCGGTCATCTCGCGACGCGCACCCTCCATGAAAGTCAGGAACAGGTCGACGAAGCACTGCTTCTCGATCCGCCGCTGCAGCGTCTCGTAGTACCACTGCGCATCCTGCAGCTGAATCGAGCGCGGGTCGATCAGCGGCGTGATCGACGTCGCCCCCTGCACCGCGTTGTAGGCGTTCGGCTCCTGGCTGAAGGCGTTGAGCACCCCGCCCGAGAAACCCTGCGCGGGACCCTGCCAACCGCCGGCGCCGGTCTTGCGGTCGATCCCCTGCACCAGGCGCTTCTCGACGCTCTGCAGGCCCGCCACGTCGCCCAGCGCGTCCATCAGCGGGCCGTTGCCGTAGGCGTCGGGCGGGACGTGCTCCCAGCGGCCGATCAGTGCCGGGCACTTCTTGGTCCCCCCGGTGCTGAGGAACCAGTCGGCTCTCGGCTCCGAGGGGTCCCAGTAGAGCGAGACATAGGGCCACCGCTGCAGCCCGGGCTTGCTCGCGAAGCGCTGCGACCAGGGCTCGATCGCGTGCCGGATCGTCACCTTGCCGTCGAGATTGCCGCGGTCGTACTGGTCGCGCACGGCCAGCGAGACGCGATCCAGGCCGAAGCTGCCGATCAGCGTCTCGATCGTGCACTGCCACTCGCGGTAAGCGGTGTGCGCCCGGTCCCTGGCATCGTTGGCGATCCAGTACTCGCCCGTCGTCCACGGGTGCCACTTCACCACCGTCTCGAAATCGCGCTCGCGGGCCAGGGCGCAGGTCCCGAACCCGCCGATCTCGAACATCTCGACGGTGGCCGCACCGTAGAACCCGGATGCGCTCAGTATCTGATACGCCCGCCGTTCCGTGCGATCGAGCCACTGCCGGACCGGGCCGTACTCGTTGAGCTCGTCCTCCTCCGGCGTCAGCCGAAACCAGGGGCTTGCCGGGTTGATCACGTTCGCCGCCAGACCGTGCGCCATGGTGCGCAGCGACCGGCTGGCCGTGTTGTTGACGATGCCGGCGTGCTTGTCGCGCCCGCTGGTCCGGTCCGTCACATTGAACTTGCCGCGCCGCGGCAGCGCCAGCTTCTGGATCAGCCGCCACTCGTGCTCGCGCGGGCTGCGCTCCGTCTTGAGCGTCGCCAGCCGCTCGTCAAGCCGCTGCCGGAGCGTGTGGCCCGTCATCAGAGCGGGGCGCCGATCAGGTTGCGGATGCCCAGCTGATCGGTCCGCAGACCGGATGCCGCCGTGCGGCTGTTGCGCTGCTGGCCGAGCATGAGCCGCGCCCGCTGCCGCGCTGCCATCTCGGCCTCGCTGATCTGTGAGGCCGGGTCGGTGATCGCCGCAGGGGCCACCGGCTTGTTCGGCGCGCCAACCGGCGTGATCGGCTTGATGGGAGCACGCTCCATGACCGGCGGCTGGGTCTCGACCTGAGTGGCCTGCGCCTTTGGCGGCGCTGCCGGCCCCGACAGCCCGGACTGCTTATATGCCTTGCGGAGCTGCGTCTGAAGAATCGAGCGCGCGATCAGCTCGTTGCGCCCGCCTTCGCGCGCCGCCTCGTACTGCGTTTGAAACTGGCCGATCGAGGCCATCGCCATGAACTGGTCAAAGCTCAGTTGCGGCTTCGGCCGGCCACTCTGCTTCAAGCCGTTCGTGAACGCGCCGTTCGTCGCCATCTCGCATCCTCGCCGAGGGACGCGGACAGGATGCGCCCCGACGGGAGCCGGTTAACAATGGCGAGTGTGCCTACCAGTAGTCGCCGCTCTTGGGCGCGAGAGGGCGCCGCGTGCTCACGGTGAGCAGGTCGCCGACGGTATATTGGTCGCCCAACACGCGGGCGATCCGGGCGAGATACCGCCGATCGCGCTGCCACTGGTCCAGCCGGGCGATCATCGGGCAACGGAAGGTGTCGGCGTTCATGGACCTCACATCCCCAGGATAGCCGCGCGCGGGTCGTGGTCCGCCTGGACCGCGCCCTGTCGACGGTACGCATTGCGCGGCGGGCGTGGCCCCAGGTCCTGCGCGAAGGTCAGCGCCAGGGCGTCGAAATGATCCGGGCTCCGGCCGATCCGCGCCTTGATGCTGTCCTTGTCCTCGCACAGGAACTTGTCGCCCCGAAACGTGTATGTAGTCGCCGTCATCTCCGACACCAGCTCCGGCAGGTTCGGCAGGCACCCGCCGTCCTTCACCCATTGGGCACAGGCGAACAGGATCTCGGCGCGCTTGTTGGCGAACCGGGCGTCGTTGGGCGTGCCGGCGAACTGGACAGGGATAGCGCTGCGTCCCAGGTGGCGAAGGTGATCAACCCAGGAAGTCGCCCATCCTCCGCTGCCGTCCATGAAACATGCATCGGCATCCCATTCGGTCCATTTGCGAGAAACAGCGCCCGCACCCTGGTCCCCGGTAACGTTTCGCAGGACGTGCGGAGCAAACGCGATCCGACCCTGGCGAGGGAAAATGACGCTCGCATCATCACCCTGCCGAGCCACATCGACACCGAGAACCCGGGCCGCGAACTCATACTGGCTCTCCTGCAAGACGCGCTTCATGGCGTCGCGAACCTCGTCCGGCCCGATCAGCGCGTTGATGCTCGCAGGCGGGAAGCGGCCGAAGACGTTGACGAGCACCCACGGGTTGTCGCGCCCGTATTTCTCAATCTGCGCCTGCGCCCATTCGACCGAGACGCGCGGCGTGCGCTTCGGGTCGTCGGGATCGCTGGTGATCTCCGTGACATGCCACAGCCGGCGCTCGCCGGTGCAGGCCCGGTAGAGCGGCCCCTCGAGGTGCGTCGGGTTGCCGGCCTGGACGATGTGCGCTTCCTGCTTCGCCGGGTCAACGACGTTGGCGAGGCCACCCTCAGCCGCCGCCATCACCGCGTCGGGAATGCCGCCGCTCTCGTCGAGCACGAACAGCAGGTAATCCGCATGCAATCCAGCCAGCGTGTCCGCCTGCTGCTCCGGCGATGCCGAGCGCGGCCAGGTGCGCGCCGAGCACCACCACGTCTCGGGATGCTCCTTGCAGACGATCCTGGTCTTCTGCCACGAGAACATCGCCTCCAGCAGCGGCGAGCGCTTCTGCCACTTGGCGAGCTCGCTCCACAAATTGTCCGACAGGTTGTCGCCGGTGATCGCCGTGGCCGCGACCTTCGGGTGCGGTCGCGTGAGCAGGAAATTCCAGATCAGCCACGCGAGGAGGGCTGTCTTGCCCGGGCCTTTCGAGCAGCGCATCGCCATTCGGGGCGAGGCAGGGAAAGCCGCAAGAACATCGTCCTGCCAGTAGTCGGGCGTGGCTCCGAACACCTCGCGCACGAAGATGCGCGGGTCCTCGCGCCAGAGCTTCAGCTTCGCTGCCGCTGGGGTCAAGCGATCTCTAACTTCAGGCTATCGAGAACTAGGCTCTCCAGCGTGACCTTGACCTCGCCGTTGATGTCGACCACTTGCGTCGGCTTGCCCCAGCCATAGGCCAGGATCAGCTCGGCCGCCTTGATCGACTGCGCCGACGCGCCTGGCTCGCGTAAGGCCTCCAGGAGCTTCGCCAGCGCCTTCGGGCTGTGCGAGCGGCATTCCTCACGGAACTCCGGGAACAGCGCTGGACGCCCGCCAGGGTTGGCGGACTGGCCCTTTACGAAGGGCTTCCCAGGTCCGCGCGGCCTGATGGCGGTTGGAATGCCGTTCTCAGCCAAGGCCGCTCACCCCATCTCTCCCATCATGCCGCCGAGCCTTGCGATCATGCGCTCGTCGCAACCGTCGGCGCGCATCCGCCGGAGCGCTGCCGCCCGCTCCGCCGCCTCGAGGTCCGCCATCGCCGCATCGTCGTCACCGTCGCAATCGCCTGTCCATCGCCCGGTCTTATCGCGCGGCCATTTCGGCGACACTCTGCGTCGAGCGCCGATGAGCGCCATGAAGTACCTGACCAGATTGTAGCTCGCCGCGGAACCTAGGCCCGCATATACCGCAGACGGTCCATCGCCGCGATTGAGGCCCGACCGAACGGCATGCGCCAGGATCATCAGCTCCGCGTCGCACAACCCGAGCAACAGGAAATGCCGCCTGGCTTCCGGGTGATCCAGCCGAAAGCCGTTGCACAGCTTGCGCCGCAACTCGCTCAGGTCGTCGGGGATGTCGGCGGACAGCGGCATACCCTCATCTAGCGCCACTGGCCGCGTCGATTACCACATCTTGCGGCTGGGCAGCTAGAGGTTGTAGTTGCGCGGGACGGGCCAGCCGCTTGAGCTTGGCCAGCTCGTGGTTCTCGGTTGCCCAGCCGCCTGGCGTGCTCGCGATGGAGGCTGTTGCGCCGTTCGTGTGCTCGACCATCAGATGTCCGCTCGACACGAAGCCGACGTGTGTCCATCCCAGCGGCGCAATCTTCCGCAAGAACTCGCCGCGTTTGTTGCGCAAACTTCTGCTCATTTCGGCCGTTTTCCGCTACAATCCGCCCGTTGTAACTGTCCCATGGAAAGGTTATCCGAATGGCTACCAAGCTCACGGCTGTCCAGAATGAGGCTGCCGCCGATGATGTTGCCGCTGTCTCTGCACCCGCTACTTCCAGGAAGCGCAGCACCACCAAGCTCGGTCTTGCGTGCATTCTGGTGGATGCCGCCACTGGCGAGCCCTTCGCCCTGCCGCCGGGCATCAAGCTGGTGGCGTTTCGGGTGACGCGCGACATCGTGGCGCTTCAAGACGAGCTGCTCGCGGGTGGGCTGAACGCGAGCCTGTACCTGAAGATCGAGGTTCCCGCCGCGGCCTGAGCTGTCGGCGGATCGGTCACGCGGGGCTGGCTTCGGCTGGCCCCGCTGGCGTTTGGGGGGGGTTACCACCTGACCACCACCTGACCACCAGAATCCAACGTCTGGTCAGGATTTTCCCTTGTGTTTTCAATAGCCTGACCACCTGACCGGCCTGACCGGCCATCAGCAACACCTATGGGGCGTGTCTGGTGAAATGGCGTACGTAGTCTTTCAACCAAGTTCCTTTTCCTTATAGCCTGTAAAAACAGGTGGTTAGGTGGTTAGGTGACAGTAAGTGGTTGATATGGCCGGAGATTACCTGACCGGTAGGAATTTGTTCGGCGGTCAGGTGGTGGTCAGGTGGTCAGGCGTCATCGCGCTTGAACCCCTTCATGCTAACGCCGCCGATCCAAACGGTGCCGCGTTTCCAACCAAGTGTCCACATGATTGACCCAACCCGTTCGGCATCCTTCTGCGTGATCTCGCCGGTACGTTTTCCGATTGCCTTAGTAATCAGTTCGTTTGCCGTTATCTTGTTAAATGCGGCATTTTCGAGCCAAGCTACCAGGGTCTCCGACCACGGGTCGACCTCACGGCGGGCTTCTTGGGCCTGCTTCGCCACCATTTCGATATCACTGTCTGTGATCCACCACGGATCGCCAGCGTCGAACCTCGATACGGCTTCGGCCCATATCTGTTCGCGGTCGACGGACAGTGCGTCGAGGTCTATTGCCCCGCCGGCGGCGACCGGCCAGAAGCGACGATTCCCGGTATCGTCCTTGAGATATTCGGCGTGGTTGACGGTCCCGGCGAAGACGCACTCGCGCGGCGCGCTGATCAGGCGTTCGCCATAGGGCGGGCGAAAGCGGTCGGTGGAACGGGACACGAACGCCTTGATACGGCTCGTCTCGCCGCTCTTGAGGTGGTCGAGTTCCGCCAGCTCGATGATCCAGACGCCGCGCATTTGCAGCCCGGCATCCTTGGACCCCATTTCGGCCAGCTCGTCGGTGTACCAGTCGGCGCCCGCGAGTGTCTTGAGCGCAGACGACTTCCGCAGCCCCTGCCTGCCTTCGACGATCAGGACGTGGTCGGCCTTGCAGCCTGGCTGCATGACGCGCGCGACAGCCGAGATGAGCCATGCCTTGCCCACCGCCTGGACGTAGGTCGTACGCTCGGCCGCGAGGTAGAAGGTAAGCCAGTCATCGATCCGTGGCGTCCCGTCCCATGTCAGGGATCGCAGCCACGTGCGCAGGGGGTGAAACCTGTTCTCGTAAGCCACCGTTTCGATCGCCTGCGTCGTGATCTGAAGCCCGATGTTTAGGTCGTTCTTCTGCGCCCAGACGTTGGCCAGATTGTCGTCATGCTTGGACCACGGCCGGTTGACCTCATCCGACCATGGCAAGACACCGAGCACGGTCGTTTCCATCGAGAACTCGTTGAACGCAAGCTTACCACGGAACTCGGGTGCGTCGCGAAAGCAGATGCATGCGTTGTAGAGGTTGGTCCGCGCAGACCCCGTGCTGCTAATCTGCAGCTTGTCCTTCCAGGGCGTGTTGTCGACAACGATGTGGGGCTTGGTCATCATGTCGCCGCCCCGATGATGCGCGCGACCTCGGCAGGCCCGGCCTGCTGGAGCACGTCGTTGAAGTCCTGGCCCAGCGGCGGCGCCGCAACCCGCACGCGCTGGAATCTGGCGCGCGTCTCGACGGCGGACTTCACGAACCGATCGGCCGGGCTGTCCGGCGCGTCGCCGTCGCGGGCGATCGTGATCCGCTTCTGGGGTGTGCGCAGCTCTCGCAGGCCGGCGATGCCGATGCAGACGAGCACCGGTCGCCGTGGCTCGATAGCGCCCCAGATCGACAGGCCCGTCTCGATCCCCTCGCACAGGATCGGCTCACCCCGGCCGGGCAGATGCACGGCCGCGATCCGATGCCACCCGGAGCACGCCGTGAACGTGCGCTTGGGGACGGCAAAGCCGGCCTTGTGGCCGCAGTCGGTGAGATAGACCACCTGTGCGGCCCGGATAGTGCCAGCGGCGTCCTGTGCCAGCCCTATGAGCCCGTAGGGGTTCCGGCAGAAGCGGATCGAGTGCGCCGGCCAGTCGGTGATCCCGCGGCGGTTCAGATAGCGCTCAGCGGCCGTGCCGGCGGCCTGCTGCATCTGGTCCAGAGCTCGCGAAAGGCTCGGCGCCGACTCGCTGTCGTGCGTGATCGCGCGGCGAGGCGGCGGGCGCTGATAGGGCTCGTCGCCCGCGACCCGAATATGTCCGCCCTTCTGGGCCTCGTGATCGAACCACACGCCGGCCTTCTCGCCGGCCAGCTCGACCGCGAGCGAGCCTTTCTTGCCAAACCGAAGTTGCCGGGACGACGACAGGAACTTGTTGGGCTCGCCGAACAGGCGGCGGGCTTCCTCGCCGATCTGGTCGGGGCTGGTCATGCCACGTTCAGCCGCAAGGCCATCAGCGGGTGAAAGCCCAGCATCTCGCAGGCCTGGAACTTGTCGACGCTGCGCAGCTCCATCACCTTTCGCACGCCCCAGCCAGGACGATAGCCGCGGGTCTTCATGATCAAATGCACGTCGTCGACCGTGCGCATGGCGGACACGGCGGCATGGTAGGACATGGCCTTGATGCGTTCGGCCATTGCCATTTCCGGCGTGATCTCGACCAGCTCGCCGTCGCGTTCCTCGATCGCGCGGCTGGATTTCTCGGCGATGCCGCCGCAATGCGGACAGGCCGTGATCCTGCTCAGGTAGACCGAGAAGCAATCCTGACAGTGGCGGATCGCGATGCCAGGCTCGACCGTCTGTTTCGACCGCTTCGGCCGCCCCTTGAGCGACCACACGCGGGGTGTCTCGGGCAGGCCGTGACGCAGGGTGTTGCCGGCGTGATCGAGGATGATCGCGGATTGGCCGCCGCCGCGGTTGGCACGGCCCCACTGCTGCGACGCGAGCACCAACGACATGGTGGGGCGCAACAGGATTGCGCAGGTCACGCCCGGAACATCGAATCCCTCGTTGACCATGCCGATGGACACAAGAGCCTGCGTCGCGCCCGACCGGATGCCGGCGATGGCTTGCCGCTGGTCGTCCGCGCTCAGGTCGCTGTGCAGCAGCGTCGTGACGATGCCGGCTTCATTGAACTGTTCGGCGACGTGACCGCCGTGCGCGATCGAGCAGGCGTAGACGATCGCCTGCCGATCGGCTGCCAGGCGCTTGAAGTGCTCGACCGCGTCCCCGGTGATCGTCGGCTTGTCCATCGCGGCCGAGAGCCCGCCGATGGCATAGTCGCCCTGTTCCGTCTTGACGGCCGACAGATCGGGCTGGCCGGGTGCGAAGACGCGAAAGGGCGCGAGATGACCCATCTGGACCAACTCGGCAACGGACGGGCCGCAGACCAGCGCCGAGTACACGTCACCCAGGCCGCGACCGTCGAGCCGCGATGGCGTGGCGGACAGGCCGATCTGATAGGCACGCGGCCAAGCTGCGAAAATCTTGACGTAGGCGGCGCTCATCGCCCGGTGGCACTCGTCCGTGATGATCAGATCGAACGGCTGCACCTTGTCGAGCCGCCGCGCGAGCGTCTGGACGGACCCGATCTGAACCGGCCGTCCGTTGCTGCTGCGGCCCGCCATGATGATCCCGAACTCGAGCCCGGCAGAGGCGAACCGCTCGGCGGTCTGGTCGATCAGGACGCGGGTGTGAGCTTGGAACAGCACCCTCTTGCCGCGCGCGGCGGCTTTGTGCGCCGCGACGATCGCGACGGCCGTCTTGCCGGCGCCGGTCGGCATCTGGCCCAAGACCGAACGGTGGCCGGCGCGAAACTGAGCCGATATGTCGTCGAGCAACTGCTGCTGATAGGGTCGCAGCTGTATGTTGTTGCCGGTCTGTGCTTCTAGCCGGACGGAATCCGGGCTATTATCCGTGCTCATGGTTCATCCGCCAGTACGGGTGAGCAAGTCGCGGCAGCGGGTGTTTCCAGCACCCCTGTCGCGGCGCCTCTCGACGCATCGCGCAACATAGCAGGCTGTGCTGCCGGGACAAAGCCTTGCCGGCGCACGGTGGCCATCAGCAGGACCGGCTCGACGAGGCGCACGGCGCTCATCCCCCGCCCTCGGCGAGCTCGAGGGCCCTGAGCCCGCGCCTGGTGATCTCCCACACTGGCCCCAGCTCGGGGTGCTCATAGAGGTCGATCATGCGGTGCGCGTCGAGTGCCTTCCTGGTGATCGGGTTGATGAGGTCGCGGGCTTCGGCGCGGGTCATCGGGCCGTGCTCGACGATGCGCTGGAGGGCTTTGACCTGCGGGATGCTGGGCACGGACCAGCGGCTGAGCTTCACCGTGCCCACCAGTGCAGCATGGCGACGCCGACGAAGATCGCGCCGACGAACAGCCCCGGCAGCGACGCCCACTCGCCGCGCGACCACGCGACGGCGGCGAGGGTCAGCAGCACGAGGCCGGCGAGGTAGAGGAGGCCGGTCATGCTGCGGCGCTCATCATGGCGCGGCCGAAGATTTCCGGGATTTGAGGGACGACGGCATTACCGAGAGCGCGAAGTCTGGCGACACGGATACGTCGGTCCAGCCGAGATTGATGCCCATGAGCCACTCGACCCACAGGGGGCTCAAGGGACCACCAGCCGTGCGCTCGATGACTTCGCTGAGTGGCCGCGAGCGCGCGTTGTAAATCGCGTCCGTAGCCTTCCCAGAACGCCAGTCGCGCGCCGACGGTGTCGGCCATTGCTCCCGCTTCACCCGCGTCGGCAGATCGTCGTCGCACACCGGCCGGCGATCCAGCGGGTTCGGCCCCTTGTGGTCGCCCCCGCAAGGCGTCGGCCACTGTGTCCGAGCCGATACCGCCTCGATCAGCGTCCCGCCCTCGCGCGCTTTCGTCGGCGTCACCAGCCCGCCGTTCGTCCCGAGAGTGCTGGTCGACGTCGGCCAGAGGTTCCGGTGCACCGCCCGCTTCTGCATCGAAGGCGCCATCATGTTGGCCTTGGCGGTCGGCGTCGGCAGCGACGATCCAGATCCGGTCGCGTCGGTGAGGAGCGCCAACGGCGGAAGCGGGTACACAGTGCCACTGAGCATCATACCCGAGCGAAGAGAGTTCCCCGAGAACCGCTTCCAGTCCGCGAGAGCGAAGGGCGGAGACGTTTTCGAGGAAGACCCAGCGCGGGCGGATTTCGCCAATGAGCCTGACGACTTCGTAGAACAGCCCTGACCTGGCTCCCGACAGTCCCGCCCCTTTGCCGGCCAAGCTAATATCCTGGCAGGGGAAGCCTCCGCAGATAACATCGGGAACAACGCCATCTGCGCGGAGCCGTTCAGCAGTAATGCTGCGCACGTCGTCATAGCATCGGACCTCCGGCCAGCGCTCGGCCAATACCAACCGGCAAAACGGCTCGATCTCGCAGAACGCGACCGTCGTCATGCCCGCCCGCTCCAGGCCGAGCGAAAAGCCGCCAATGCCGCTGAACAGGTCGAGGACTCTCACCGCCCATTTCTCCACACGTCGAGCAGCCCCGCGAGCACGACGTACCCGCCCGCGCCCGTGGTTGCCGGGTGGTCCTGCACGGTGCCGACGATCCACCCGAACACGCCGACCGCGATCAGCCCGACCGCCCACAGCAGCGTGTCGGGGTCCATGGCGGGGTCGTCGGGGTGCGGGCTCATGGCCAATACCTCACGACGGGCTCGCCCACGCCGTCACGCCAAACGTGCCACGCATAGTTGTGGATCGGTTGCGCCTTGCGATCGTCTGACCACCACGGGCGAAATCGCATGCGGGTCTGCCCGCGATACAGTGGGTCGGAGAACAGATCGGACCGGCAGGCCGCCATATCCCAGTTCGCTCGCATGAGCATCGCTGCGCCATCGGCGAGCCCGCAGCGGACCTGGAACACCACGTCTTCGGCGATCTCGTCGACAAGCCCGCGCCTGTAGGGCGGGTTCGTGATGATCCATCCGCACTTGATCGGCGCATGCGCATTGGGCGCGCAGCGAGCCTCTAAGCCGCGCCCAAGGAGATAATCGACGATGCCGCTGCCATTCGGCGCACAGCAGTCAACCAACGGCCCAGCGAGCGGCCAGCTATCGAGCAGAGCCTCAACACAACGCCCGTCGATCGTCGGGTAATGGTCATCCGCACGGCGATCGTAGCCGCTGTGAACGTAGGGCACGCTCACCGCCGCACCACCCGGAGCATCGCCTGTCGGACGTGCGGCTCCAGCAGCGCCAGCTCCCGCTCGGTGGCGCACGCGAGCTGCATCGGCTGCCGCGGCCATAAACCTATCTCCGGCGGCGAGATGAGCGCACCCTTGGCTACCATCTCCACCTGCCCCGAGCCCTTGCCCGGCCCCTGCTTGCGTGGCCCCTTGACCTTTCCGCCGCCGCCCTCGCGCACCATGGCCGAGCACGAGCAGCAGCAGAAGCGCGACCGCTCGCGGGCTACGAGGTTCGGGCACCCCGGCCGCTCGCAGGTCTTGCCGCTGGTCACGCCGCGATCCTGATCATGACCGGGATGCCGAGCGGGGCGGAGCAATCGGCCGGCGGTGGCAGCTTGCGCAGCGCCGCCAGGAACGGATCGACCCGGGGCGCTCTCCTGGCCTTCTCCCGCGCCATGCAAGCCTGCGCCTGCTTCAGGTTCCGCCGCGTGCGCAGCGCTTCGTCGAGCTCGAGCGCGGTGCATCCGATCGCGGACCGCAGCGTCTTGCGGCGAAGGTGGAGGTGGACCAAACCCTCGAAAATCGTGCGCTGGGTGGGGGTCATGCCGGCTGTCCCGGCTCGCACGACAGCCACGCCCGGATGAAGTACTCGGGGTGCTCGGCGACCCACTGAGCGGCGGACGCCTGCCCGCCTGCGCTGCACCCTTCGACGATCATGCTGACCTTGCCGCAGGTGGAGGGGTCGGCGGTCAGGCAGGCCAGAACGACAAGGAGTCCGGTCATCAGTCGTCACCTCCGCACAGAGCTTCGATCGTCTCGTTGTTGGACAGGATCAAATTCACCGTCTCGTCGGTGAGCGCTTCCAGCTCGCTCGGGACGATGGTCACGACGACGAGCTGCCGGCAGACGGCGGCGCTACTTGCGGGTGTAGTTGTCCTGCAACCGCCGACGACGGCCAGCAGCGCCAAGATCGCGCACGTCGCGGCGCACTTCGGCAGCCTTGGCAGCCATGGCGTCTTCGGCCGCCTTGTCGGCCAGCACGCGCTTGAGCTCGGCATCGGCCTTCCCCATTTGCTTGATCGTGAAGAAGCCGGCGACCGCGGCGATGCCGCCGAGGAGGTAGCCGCCGAAGTTCGAGATCAGCCACCAGAGCATTTTCATCGGCTCTGGCTCCCGGCCTGTCCGTCGTGCAGGTCCTGGCGCTTGAACATCACGGCGAGGATCGCTCCGCCGACGACGCCGGCCAGGGACATCATCAGCTGCTTGGGCGTCATGGTGCCCAGCGCGTTCGTGTCCAGCCCTGCCACCCTGGCCTGGATCTCCGGCCACAGCAGGATCAGCAGCGGCCCGGCCCCGGAGCCCGCCGTCGCCAGCACGCTCCAGACGGTGCGCGACTTCGTGAGGGTCGGCTTGACTTCCTCGATGCTGACCGTGGTGGCACTGGCGGACGACGTGCCGTCCCATCCGTTCACCATCAGGTCGGCCTCGACCTTGCGCCGCGCCACAAGCCCGCCGAGGATACGCTTCTTGCCGGTGCGCTGGTCGGTGGCTTTGTTCCACCACTGAAGCGCGGCGGCAGCGGCATCGACGTTGCCCTTGCCGTCGTTCAGGCGCTTCAGGCAGGTGCTGGTGGCGAAGGCTTCCTGGCCGATGTTGTAGGCAAGCGACGCGCATGCCTCGACCACGTTGTCAGGCGGATCCCAGATGATCCGCCCGCGCACGTCGGCCAGGATATCGCACAGGTCGCCGACCAGGTACGCCTCGGCCGTCTCGCGGGTGATCGTGGCGTCGCCCATCTTGACCGGCTTGCCGTCAGGATAGGCCGTCGTGCCGTAGCCGATGGTCGGCTTGCCGCCGGGGCAGATATAGGCCGTGGGCGAGAACGTCTCAAAGCCCTTGATCAGCTCGACAAGGCGGGTGCTCGGCTCGATCACGGCTCTACTCCGAACAGGAGGCCCGGCGGGACGTTCTCGGCCGCGCGCCGGTCGACAGCCTTGGAGCGCTTGGGGATCTTGACGGGGGCGGCCGGGGCTCGGCCGTAGAGCGCGATCAGCGCGGCCTCGGCGCGGCCGTGGTGCTTGGCGAGGTCGAGCCCACCCTTGGGCCAGGAGAGCCGCGCGCGGGCCAGGGCGAGCGACGCGCTCTTGTCCTTGCGCAACAGCCCGGCGCGCCGCTTCCAGGCCGATGCTTGGACGTGCATGAACGGCATGGATAGGGCGGACAGCATCGTCTCGATGCCTCCAGCCAGTCTGGCAAGTGCTGCCCCAGCGCCGGTGAACCCCGGCTCGTGCGCCCGCGGGTGCCACCCACCAACGTGCTCGACGAGCGTCACCGGCGCTGCGTGCTCCTCGAGCCAATCGCCCAGCACGGCACCATCCACGATGTTCGTCTTGCCGGCGGCGATGATTGGCATGTCGAGCCAGTCGACCACCTGCAAGCTGGCCACGTCGACCAGGACGAGGGCTCCGGTGACGCCTGGGTCGACGCCAAGGATGAGCATGGCCGGGCCTAGTTGATCGAGGCCAGCTCGGCGCCCTTGCGGAACCTCTTCCGGGCGGGCTTCTCGGCGTCCGCCTGGGCTTTCTCGTTCGCGGCCTGCTCGGCGATCTGGTCGAGGAGGTCGATCTGCGCATCGTAGCCGAGCGCGTCGCGGCAGGCGTCGAAGCTGTCCAGCCACGCCTTCATGTCGCCCGGCTTGAGCTTGCGCAGCTTGCGGGCCGACTTGAACGCATCCTTGCAAATGCGCAGAGCGGCACAGCCGGCATCGATCATCGACTTCAGGTCCTCTTTCTGACCCTCGGCCGCGACTTCCAGCCGATCAACCTTGACGTCAAGATCGCGTATGTTGTTCAGGTTCACTGCATTCTCCTGCACACTCAGCCCGTTCGAGCGCCTGTCGGAAAAACCCCCGGCCAGCCGAAACCGGCCGGGGTTAGTGGGGGAGGAAACGCCTCAACGCTGGATCGGAGGAACCCCAACCCAGCGTGATGCGCCGGAACACGTTGTCCGCCGGGGCCGACGCATCACGCTGGGCAGGAAAGGCCGGCGAGGCCGCAGCCCCGCCGGTAATGGGAACGAGGGAGGCATCACAACGTCAGGCAAACAACCGGCCTTACCCTGCCGGCCCGTGGGAGAACCGAACCCACGGCCCAGGCCCGCCACCTGTGCGTAGACGGGCCTCGGCGCTGGGATCGTCATGCGGCGCTCCTATCGGTCATCTTGCGGAATGCTTCGCGCGGCCAGAAGGCCATTCCGCCTTCGCCCATCTTCCAGCCTTCGTAGATTCGCGGCTCACCGAGCGTCTTCAGCGCTCCGACCAGCATCTCGCCGCTGTCTTGCTCAACGACGACAATCCAAACAGCAGTTCCGGTGATTTCCTCGACCTTGCGGTAGTGCTCCCATAGCCGCTTGCTGATGCCATGCTCCAGTCGGCCGCTTTTGCGGTGCAATGTCGGACCATTCTTGACCTTCACCTCGACCCAGAACCGGGCGCCGTTGCGCGCCACGTCCAGATCGGGGATCGCATAGCCGCTGATCCGGCCTTGCAACCGCGGGGCCTTGTTCTTGTCGTCGCCGGCATAGTCGTAGCTCGGCACGACGTACCAGCCATTGTGCTGCAGCCAACCGGCGACCGTCTGCTCGCCAGCACGCCCAAGCTCGAACTCCGGCCGCTCACGCAGCGACGGCATTCTCAACCTCCTGCACGAAGGACACCGGGCCGCCGAAGCCGAAGCGCGCGAACGCCATTTCGAAGCGCGCTGGGTCGGAACCGAAGTAGAAGAACACCGAGCCGTTGGCCGGACTGCTTGAGGCAGTGCTCTCGCTGTAGAAGTTGATCCGGCCCTTAGTGAAGCAAATGCGCGAGCAGGCCCGCGCCAGCGTGTGAAACCACGCAGTATCGGTGCGGTTGTCGACCAACACCACGGCGGCAGACACGCGGCCGCCCTCAGCCTCCTCGATCAGCTTGCGCGCGAACCTGTCGATCAGCCCGGAGGCATACGGCGGGTTCATCCAGACGCGGCCGTGCCACTCCTTGGCAAGACCGTCATCTTCCTTAGTGAACCACTGCCCTGCCCGTACCGTCTCCTGAGCCATTGCGCAGGTGGCCGGGTCCAGGTCGATCCCGCCCATGGCCTGCCGCGCGGCCTCCACGTAGATCGCCGGTGTGTAGTACTCGTTGTCGCCCGAGAAGGACTTGACGGCGTTGGTGCCGGCAGACACCGGGCCGTTGATGATCTTGTCGCGCGTCGCAGCCACCGTGGCCTTGAACTTCTCCTCCGGCACCGCGGCGAGCTTCTGTGCGTCGGAGGAGAGCTTCTTGGTGATGCCGATCTCGGCGAGGGTGGGTGGCGCCGGCTTGGGCGCGGGGACAATCTTGGGCTTCTTTGCCTTTGGCGAAACCGGTTCCGCAGTGGTACCGGTTTTTGCCGGCCTGCCGCCCTCATTCAGCCCCTCGGCTTTCTTCTGCTCGGCCAGCATCTCACCGAGCTTGCGCGTGGCGTCTTGCCGGATCTCGAAAGCGTCGGCCTCCATCTGCCGGTTGTGGGACCGCCTCGCGTACTCCCGCAGCGCAATCGCCCGATCCCGGATGTCCTTGACCTCGTCCACCGACTTGGCCTCGGCCAGGGCGCGACAGGCGGCATCGTAGCGGACCAGATCAGTCATGGCCCGCGCCTAGTCCGAAATGACTAGTACGTTTGGCGTAAGCATTAAACCGATCCACTGGTGTATTTGTAACTTGCCGTCCATGTTCCGCCGCATGCACATGGGTACTCGTGCAGATCGATCGGGGAACAGAAGAATGAACAAGCGGCTTGCTAACCAGCAGTTGCTGCGTCTGGTCTACAACAGACGGGAAGATTGCGGCGGTGTTACAAGTTTGCATCAGGCGCACTCACTAGCCTGTGAGGCGGACGATGCTGGGACAGTTTGTCCTTCGCGGCCTGCGCCCGTGGCCGTAAGGTCGTCCCAACCAACAGAGCAGCCTTCCGAAACAAGCCGGTTGATGATCGGCATGCGCCACTTCGGCGGGACGCCAGAACGCTGCCACCACTTCTTCAAGGCGGCGTCCGAGACGCCCAAGGCCGAGGCGGCGCGCTCAATGCGAGTGCGGAGATCGCTGTTCATGGTGGTATCTAGGGACGATTTGTCCCGCGTGTCAACGCCAATGTCGCGAGACGATGCGTCCGCTCGCGGCGGGACATCTTGCCGCCTGACATTGGTGCCGGCCGGGCGACAATGGGGCATGGCTGGCAAATCGCTCCCGCTCACCGAATGGGAACAGAAGTTCTTGACTCGAACCCGCGCCTTGCGAGAGCGCGAGGGCCTGACCCAGCGCGAGCTGGCGGCTCGGATCGGGGTGGCGTATGAGAATTATCGGAAGTACGAGACCCGCAGCCCGGTGCCGCACGAATTCATTCCAAGGCTGTGCGGCTTTTACGGGATTACCGAACAGCAGCTTTTCGACGTGACCGGCCCGTTGCCCAAGCGCGCAAGGCCGGCTCTAGTCTCCTAGAAGTCGCCTCGTGAAATGTGAATCCAGCGGGACATTTTGTCCTTGACGGACGGGACGATTAGTCCCTTAATCCTCCCATCACCCCGATGGGAGCCGCCATGCAGAGCCCACCACTATCGTATCGAGCGCACCCGGCCGTCACACAGGCCGCGTTCGTCGAGATCATGGAAGCCCACCGCGCCGCCGACCGGCTCGTGAAAGGCCAGTACTGGTCGGACGGCAAGGGTTGCGCTGTCGGCTGCGGATCGCACGCCGTCATGGCGTTGACCGGCGAGACGTTTGATCACGCGGACCACGAGGCGCTTGGCAACCGGCTTGGTGTCCCGCTCGTGCTGATGCGGCTGCAGGATACGATCTTCGAGGGTTTGTCGCAAGCCGATGCCATGCAATGGCCCGTACGATTTGCCCGCGCGATCCCGGAGGGTATCGATCTCAGTAGCGTCTGGCCGCAGTTCTGCGCGCTGCAGCAGCGGCGACTGTTGACGCATGTAAAGCGGCCGGATGTGCGCGCAGTCGTGGAGCGTGTTGCTGTCGGTTACGAGACAAACTGGCAGAACGACTGCCCGGAGGCAGCCGCGAGCGACGCCTGGGCAGCCGAGAGCGTCGCCTCTTATCGCTGGATGGCTGACACGCTGGAGCGGCTGTTGCAGGAGTCCGCGTGATGGCCGCCACCCACATCAAGCTGCACATCAAGGGGGAGCCCGCTTGGTTCCCGCTCTCGGGCGTCGCGATCGTGCCGGTTGCCGGCAAGCGGACGGCCTACTTCATGGGCCAGACGTGGGACATCGACGAGACGCGCGAGCAGGTCCGCGAGATGCTGGGCTTCCAGGGCCGGCAGGTCGACGGCAAGGAGCCGGGGCGATGACCATGCACCCCGACACCAGGATCATCCCCGCTCTGTTCCCGCAGGTCCGCCAGCACCACCGGCCGGACGATGGCCCGAGCTACAGCGATGTGGTGGCCGAGAACACCGAACTGCACGGCGAGATCAGGGACTGGAAGCTGAAGTATCTCAGCGTTCACGACCAGCTGGCGGACCGCAAGGTGGGCGCCTTCATCCTCGCCGCGGTGTGCGGGCTCAGCGGCGCCATCATGGGCGTGTTCCTGGCGTGGCTGGTGTCGGGGCTGGTGTCATGATGCGCCATCCCTTCCTTGCCGGGCTGATGGTGGGCCTGTTGTGGGGCCTGCTAGCTTGGCCGGTCGCCGTCATGCTCTTTGCGAGGACCCCATCATGAGCCGCTGGTCCTGCCTAATCAGCAAGTACGCCAGCACCGAGGTTGAGCCCGGCCTCTGGCAAACGCGCAAGACCTTCAGCCTTTACGTCGAGATCGAGGCCGAGACGAGCCTCGCGGCGCTGCACGCGCTGTTGGCCCAACCGGATCTGCCCGACAACCTGCTGCTGTCGGACATCTACTTGCGCGAGATTTACGAGCCGAGGGCAGTCGCATGAACGCCGTGGCGCGAGGCATGAAGGCCAAAACGATCCGCAAGCTGCTTCGGAAGACGGTCAACGACTGGCTGGACTCAATCGACGACCAGACGGTGCGCACCATGGCCGCCGACAACGCCATCGTCACAGGAGGCTCGATTGCTTCCATGCTGATGGGCGAGCCGGTTAACGACTACGACATCTACTTCCGCAACATCGCTGCGACTAAGGCAGTTGCCGCTTACTATGTCGGCCGGTTCTCGCCAAAGTCCAAAGCTGGGATCGCAGTGCGCATATTCGTGGATGACGAAGGCGGGCGCGTCCGCATCGTGGTCAAAAGCGCAGGCATTGCCAGTGAGGCGGGCGCGACGAAGCCCTACGAGTATTTTGAGGGTCGGGCCGATGGCGAGGCTGGCGCCTACATCGGCGAGGTGATGCAAGACCCCGGCGAGATCCAAGACACGCTGGAAGAGACGCAGGCGGCCCTCATGAAGGAGGACGGCGGCGCTAAGTTCCGGCCGGTGTTCCTCTCGACCAACGCCATCACGCTGAGCCATCGCGTCCAGATCGTGCTGCGCTTCTATGGTGAGCCAGACGAGATCCACAAGAACTACGATTTCGTCCACTGCACTAATCACTGGTGCTCGTGGAATGACGAGTTGACCTTGCGCCCGGCCGCTCTGGAGGCGCTACTCGCACGCGAGTTACGGTACGTCGGCAGCCTCTACCCGGTCTGCTCGATCATCCGCCTGCGCAAGTTCATTCGGCGCGGCTGGACCGTTAACGCCGGCCAGATCCTCAAGATGATCATGCAGGCGGCAGCACTTGACCTGACCGACCACGCGGTCTTGCAGGACCAGCTAACTGGTGTCGATGCCGCGTACTTCGTCGAGCTGGTCAACAAGCTGAAGGACAACAGCCCGGAGAAGGTCAACACGGCCTATCTGGTTGAGATCATCGACCGAATGTTCTGATGACCCTGCCCGCCGACCTCGACGACTGACTGCGTCTGCACCGTCGCTCGAGGCGCGAGCCCGACGAATGGGAGGACGACGATGTGCGAGCCGATCGACCCGGCCTGCGCCGGCAAGCACCCACACCCGAGCCGAGCAAAGGCCGGCGAGATAGCCCGCCAGATGCAGCGCCGGACGGGGCAGAGCCTGCCGCAGGTCTACCGCTGCGAGACATGCCGTAGCTGGCACATCGGCCACTCGCTGAAGCGCATGACCAGACCAATCACCAAGAAGGCCCACCGATGATCGACCGCCCAGGCGTCTACGCCGACATTCCCGCGGCGCAGTACCACGCCGACGACCTGTGCCCGGAGCCCAGCCTGTCGTGCTCCGTGGCCGAGCTGCTGCTGTCGCGGTCGCCGGCGCACGCGAAGGCCGCGCATCCCAGGCTCAGGAGCGAGGGGCCGGAGGAGGACGACGGCAAGTTCGCGATGGGCTCGGCGGTGCATGAGCTGCTGCTGGGCGACGAGCGCATCCGGGAACTGGAGTTCAAGGACTACAAGACGCAGGCCGCCAGGAACGCCAGGGCCGATGCCATCGCGAACGGCATGACCCCGCTGCTCACCCACCAGCTCGACGAGGCGGTTAAGATCGCGGACAGGGTGCGCAAGCAGATCGACGCCCACCCCGAGCTGCGTGGCGCGCTGGCCTATCCGACCGAGCAGACGGTGATCTGGCGCGAGGACGGCTTCTGGTGCCGGTGCAGGCCCGATGTCACCCTGCCGGGCTACCTGCGCGACCTGAAGCTGACCGGCACCGCGGCGACGCCCGAGGGCTGGGCCAGCCGCCACGCCTTCGCGATGGGGTACGATTTTCGGGCCGCCTGGTATCTGCGCGGCTGGGAGAAGGCCACCGGCGAGGCCGCGCGCTACCAGTTCATCGTGATCGAGGACGAGGAGCCCTACGCGCTCGCGTGGTTCGAGGCCCCGGAGTCGGTGCTCGATGCCGCGCGCCGCAAGGTCGATGCCGCGCTCGCGATCTGGTCGCGGTGCCTGAAGCTGGGGATCTGGCCCGCCTACACGACACAGCTCCAGTGGCTCGAGGAGCCGAAGTGGATGGAGTTCCAGACGGAGGCGACCCTCTACCGGGCGATGGCGTTCACGGGCCAGCAGCTCGACGCGCTGGAGGGTCCGGTCGACCCGCCCTACGTGATGCAGCCGGAGCACTTTGGGGTATGAGCGACGACTTCATTCCGGCCCGGCGCGAGGCGACGACCGTCCTCGTCGGGCTCGCGGGGCCAAGCGGTGGCGGCAAGACCTTCTCGGCGCTGCGGCTGGCCACGGGGCTGGCGGGCGACAAGAAGGTGGCCGTCGTCGACACCGAGGCCCGGCGTGCGCTCCACTACGCCGACCAGTTCACCTTCGACCACATGGACATGCGCCCGCCGTTCAGGCCGGAGCGGTTCAGTGCGATCGTCGAGCGGGCCGAGAAGGCGGGCTATGGGGCGCTGGTGTTCGACAGCTTCAGCCACGAGCACGACGGCGAGGGCGGGCTGATCGATTGGGCGGAGGAGATCGAGCGCGTCGGTGACGGCAAGAGCAAGGGCGGCATCAAGTCGCCCGGCAATTGGGCGGCACCCAAGGCCGCGCACAAGCGCATGGTGCAGCATCATTTCCTGCAGGCCCGCCTGCACCTGATCTTCGCCATGCGCGCCGACGAGAAGATCAAGATCACCAAGGTCCCCCAGCCCAACGGCTACGAGAAGACGGTGGTCGAGCACGTCGGGTGGACGCCAATCTGCGAGAAGCGGTTCATGTTCGAGATGACCGCCTCGTTTCTGTTCCTGCCCGACCGGCCGGGCTACCCGGTCCCGACCAAGCTGCAGGAGCAGCACCGGCCGCTGTTCCCGCTGGACCAGCCTATCAGCGAGGAGACGGGCCGGCGCTTGGCGGCGTGGGCGGCGGGCAAGGCGATAGCTACTACCGAGGGTGAGATGCGCGAGCTCGTCAGGATCATCGGCGCGGACGGCACGGTCACCTTCACCACGTCGATCCTGTCTGAGGCTGTGAAGGCCTACCAGGCAGCCGAGCGGGTCGCGCCGGACTACGTGCCCCGCGCGAACCTCTCGGCGCTGAAGGTCATGGCCGAGCACGCGGACGGGAAGCTGCGCGACCAGTTGCAGGCGCGGATCACCAAATTAGAGGCAGCGGAAGGAGCGGCGGAATGAACGAGATCTGGCAGTTCGACCTGCGGCGCGGGGCGAGCAAGCATCCGAGGGATGGCGCGTGCCTCCTCGATGCCGTGTCGTGGTTCGAGTACGGCAAGCTGGGCGACCATCCGCCCTGCGTCTGCCCGGTGCTGGCGGCGTACGGACGCGGCATCAACGACGCCATGTCCGACACCGACCGGCAGCGGCTGAAGCCATACATCATCCGGCTGGCCGGCACGGTCGACCCGGCGGCGGAAGTCCGGCGGGCGGAGTTCCTGGCGTGGCAGGCGATCCGGGTGTTTGCGCCGCTGGCCTTGGACGCGGCCGGGCTGGACACGGAGGCGGCGAGGCTGCGCGCGGCGAAGGGGTCGCTCGCTGAGGCGGCGGCCGAGGCCGAGGCGGCGGCGAGGGTGGCGGAGGCGGCGTCGGCGGCGGGGGCGTGGGCGGCGAGGGTTGATGCCATGCTGTCGGCATTCGACGGCGCGCTCGCCATCGGCCGCCAGTCGCCCGGCTGGGCCGAGACGCTGCAGATGGAGCGCGTCCGTCAGTTCGAGGAGGCGAGGTGATGATCACCCCCGAGGCCCGCGCCGTGCTGGCGAGGCTGGATGGCATTCTCCACGCCGCGATGGAGGGTTTTGTTGCGGCAGAGGATGGCCCAGGCCCCGGATCGGATCAATGGGCGAAGGCGCAGCGGCAAATGGCTGATGCGGCGGAACGGCTCGGCATGCTCGCCGCGAGCCATGTCGGCGCCCTCCTCGCCGCGCTGTCCGCCGCCGAGGCCGAGCGGGACCGGCTGCGGGAGACGCTGGAGGATCTCGTGTCCATCATCGACGCAGCGGGCCTGTATAACCTGAGCAATGGCGTGCAGCTCGGCCCAACCGTTTGGTACGTCAAGGCGTCCGAGCGGCTGTACTATGCCCGCGCCGCCCTTGCGCCCGCGAAGGGAGAGGGGACGTGAACGCGGAACAAGCCGCTGCTTTTATCTACTCGCAAACGGTGTGCGCTTTAGCAGAGATCGAGGCCATGAAGATCGCGAACGTCGAGCGAGCCATGGACAACTACTCGCCAGCTTACGACGAGGATGCGTTTCGCGCGATCCCTGAAAAATATGGCATTGGCCACAATGCGACGATCCGCATGTTGCTTGAGGCAGCCCCATGACCGACCCCGCGAGCTACCGGGCCGGGACCGAGGCGGCGGAGAAGGTGGCGCACGAGATCGCCAGCAGGCCAGGGTTGCCGAGCACTGACTATCACGACGGCCGGAAGGACGGCGCGTGGTTAGTCGCCGCCGCGATCCGCGCCCTGCCCGTGCCGGATGGGGAGGTGACGGAGACGGAGGCGACCAAGGTATACGGTGCGTTCGTCGAGGCGCTGCACTCGCTCACTTCACCAACCGCAGGCGATGCTATCGCCAGCATGAGAGCCGCCCTCCGCGCGGCACGGGGGCTGGGATGACCACGCCCGCCCAGCGCGAGGCGGTGGCGCGCAAGCTGGACGAGATGCTGAAGCGGGTACTGGCCGGTGGGCTGGTGTTGTGGTGTTCGGATGCAGCCGACGAGATCATCGCGGCGTACGAGGCGGCGGCTCCAAAGGATGAGCTGAAGATCACCGTCGCGCGAAGGCAGCGGCCACCGTTCATCTACGAAGACCCGCTGATGCCCAACCCGCCGAAGGAGCCCGCATGATGCCTGACTACCGCTTGGTGCCGGTCGAGCCGACCGAGAAGATGATCGAGAGCGCCGTAGAGAGTGCGAGCGCTTACATCAGCTTCGTCGATGCCGAGGAATCATGGGCTGGTTGTCTCGCCGCCGCCCCCGATCCTGCCGCCGATGAGGCGCTGGTCGAGACGTGGGCGCGGGCGATCTATGAGGCGACGGGTGCGATCAACCCAAGCCCATGGAGTCTCCTCAGCAAGACAACGCGCAACCGACACTACGCCCAGGCCCGCGCGGTGCTCGCGCTGGCGAGGGGGCGGTGATGGACGACGCATGGGTGATCGTCGAGCCGGCTAAGTTCGCGGTATTCTGGCTCTTCGGCTGCATCTACGGGATGGCTCCTAACAACGCCGTGCGGCTCGGGTCCGTCTTGCTCCTGGTCGCCCTTGCCTGGATATGGGGCTGACCGTGCCCCTCCTGCTGACCAAGCTCCAAGCCTGCAAGGAACTCGGCCTCTGCCGTGACCACTTGCTGCGCCTTCTGAACCGTGGCGAGATCGGCGTACTCGTCGACGACGGGGAGGAGCGCATCCCGATGTCAGAGCTGGTGCGCTTCGTGGAACGCCGAATGGAGTTCAGAACGCCATGTCAATCAGCCGCCGCAAGAACGGTTCCTGGCTCGTCGATGTCCAGGTCAACGGACAGCGCAAGCAGAAAACCCTCCCGGGAAAGACGCTCAGACGGGACGTGGAAGCCTTCGCACGAAAGCTCCGCGCCGACCTCGCAGACCCCGGCAGCCGTCACGCCTCTGCGACCGTCCGCGACCTGATCACCCGCTACTGGAACGAGAAGGCCAGCCAGCTCGCGAGCGCCGGCCAAGTCGAGACGCAGATCGGCCGGTGGGGCGTCGAGCTGGGCCTGGACACGCCGCTGCCACGGGTCGGGCCAGAGCACGTCAGCGCGATCATCGGGCGGTGGCGGCGCGAGGTCGGGCCTGCCACCTGCAACCGCCGCCTCGCCGCCCTGAGCGCCGCCTGGAATTGGGCGACGGACGTGTGGGGGATGCCCCTCGCCCGCATCCCGTGGCGGCGCCTGCGCCTAGCGGAGCCCGAGCCCATGGACCGCAGCGTGGGGACCGTCGCTCGAGCGACCCTGCTGGCAGCGTGGCCCGCACGATCGCGCCCGGCCGCCGAGCTGTCCCTCGCCACGGGCCTGCGCCGCGGCGCCGTGCTGCGTCTGGAGCGTCGCGACATCGATCTGGACCGGGGCCTGATCCACACCAAGACCAAGGGCCGCGCCGGCGGCAAGGAGGTGGTGGTGCCGATCACCGAGGAGGTCGAGCGGATCCTCGCCACGATGACCCTGCCCGACGTCGGCCGCCTGTTCCCGCTGGCCCTGCACCAGATCAGGAAGGACCGGGAGATTGCCCGGGCGGCGGTGGGCTTGGGCGACTTCCGGTTCCACGACCTGCGCCACTGCTTCGCGCAGGATCTGGAGGATGCCGGCGTCGGCCACCTGATCACCCCGGCGCTGCACCACAGCTCGGCCAGCTTGCGGCCACGCTATGCCAAGGCGAGGACGGCGATGTTGGCCGATGCGATCAACGCGGTTCAGAGGAGAAGAGCGTGAAAGACAACACCATCCTGGTGCGGGACGCCACGGGCGAGCCGATCGAAATTGCGACGACCAACATACCGGCCCGGACGCCGCTCGGGTTCGGGGCGCCCGCCTACACCATTCGGGTGACGCGGCTCGACTACGCTGGCCGGAAAACGCACGTCGAGTTCGACAGCTACGGCGTGCTGCGCGAGCTGTTGGACGACATCGAGGCCAGCCCCTTAGTGCAGGCTTGGTTGGCGGAGAGCGACGTGACACCAGCGTGACACCAGCGTGACACAGAGCGCCGAGACCCCAGCAATTGCTGGCCCAAATGGGCAAACGCACAAGACTTAAAATCCCGAGCCCGCAAGGGCGTGCCGGTTCGAGTCCGGCAGCGGGCACCAGTTTTCAAGGACTTAGCGGCAGCCATGGAGGGCAGCGTGGCTCTCTGTGGCTGCCTCTGGACGTGATCGACGTGACATCAGCGTGACACGGAGAGGCCCTACCGCGGTGGCTGCCGCTGCGGCGTCGAGGCGAGCACATCCAGCACTCGGTCGAGCTGCGACTCGATCCGCGCATCGCGTATCTCGCCGGCATTGAGCTTGCTCGTCACGTCCGCGAGCTGCTTGCGCAGATCGTCCACCTGCTCGTCGCGGCGCTTGCCGGCAGCATCTATCCGGTCCCGCAGGGCGACAACCTCGCCCTGCGTCTTGGTGGCCTGCATGACCACATCGCGCAGCCCTTCCTCGTAGGCCGTGAGGCGGGCGGACAGAGCGTTGGCCCGCTCGCCGTTGGCATCATTGGCCTGCTTGATCTGCGCCGCGGTCGAAACCTGCAGGGCCATAATCTGTTTATCGGTGGCCTCGGTGAGGTTCTTAATTGCAACCGTCAGAACATCGAGCTTCACACTGGCCTGCAGGGCATAGATGCCGCCACCCAACAGCATCAGGACAACACCCGCCGTGACGGCCTGCCCCAGGCTGCCCCAATTCCAGCCCCCATTTGGCTTAGGAAGATCGGCGGACAGCGGCTATACTCCGTCTTGCTCAGCCCTCGCCCCAACCCGCGAGGAGCCCGATATGCCCAAATGGCTAACAAATCCCCCGTCATGGCTACTATTGGTAGCGGTCGTGCTCGTGCTTTCCCTCGCGTACTGGCTGGGGATGCTCTTCATTGGATGATCATGCCGGCCGCCACAGCCGCCGGTACTCGTCTGAGCAGTTCTCGAGCTGATTGGTCACGGCCTGCGTGCGCGGCCAGAGCTGGTGCTTGAGCAAGTCAGGCGTTTGATTGAACCCGATCTCGAACATTTGGCCGCCGTAGGTGCGCGCGGCCATTTCCGTAAACATTCGGTACATTCCGTTGATGTACCACGTATAGTTCACGTTCTCGGGCGGGGAGGCGCCTGAATTGCGCGACGGGAACCACTCGGGAATACCGAAGGCCAACCCCTTACTCTCAGCCCAGCGACACATCCCGCGCGGGCCACGGGTCGGCCCGTTGGAGCCGGTAAGCGTGTAGTTTCCCGCCCAGGTCTGGAAATCAGCGTCGCTGGAAAACGGCGAGCCGTTGCTATAATTGTCGTAGAAGTCGCCGGTCAGGTAGTTGAGCGGCATGAAGCCTTCAAGGCTTTCGCCTTCATACGCCGTGCCGCCACTGTCACCAGTGGCATTGGGGAACACTGTCGCCAGATCAAGCCCGGTCCACGAATACGTTCCGTTCCAACTGAACCAGACGCGACGGTTCGTGCCAGAGTTGATGATCTTGTCGTAAATCCGGCAAACACGCTTATAGGCGCGACGATAGTTGATCGCTGCCCCGGTGTTCTCCAGGACCGCCCACGGATACCCGCGAACCGTGAACTCCTGGCCGAAACACATGATAAGGCGCGGATAGCTCGCCGGCTTGCTGTTGATCCAGTTGAAGATCCTGGTTGCCAAGATGACATGATCCGCATCGCGGTCGCCCGCCTCAATCGAGGCAAAGTCTCCCCGCTCGGCCTGCGACAGCATCGCCTGCGCATAGACGACGTGCGCGCCGTTGTTCATGAATGCCTGGACGCTATTACTGCCGTCGCTCAGCTTGTTCGAGTTCTTGATGTCGGTCCAATAGGCGGTCGCGGTCTTGAGCGAGGCGCCGCTGTCGCCCTTGCCCCAAATCTGCCCGCCCGTGTAGCAGATGGTGATGTCGTTGCGCCGGCCGCGCCATGCCCGGAAGCTGTTGTTGCCGCTGCCGTCGTCGGCCTGGTCGAACCAGTTCCCCAGGTTGTCGCTCATGCAGACGCCGGACTTCCAGGCGAGGCCCGAGCGGTTGGCGGTCACCGCCGCGATCGTCGACGCCGCAAAAAGACGCCCCCGGCTCCGCTTGTTGCCGGCGTCCCGCAGGCCGAAGTCGATCACGAGGCTCTGATCCACGCCGGTGTTCGCGGTGAGTCGCACCTGCGTGGTGGTCGGCAGCGAGACCGTGCCACTGCCCGTGAGGACCGAAGCGTCCGTCACCGACAGGGTATCTGCGTTCTGGTCGTAGCCGCTCCCGGCGACGTTGATATCGGTGGCGACGCCAGCCGAGACGGCAGCCCGCACCGGCAGCGCCACCGGGCTCTTGTTGCTGTCGGTGACATAGTTAGCCTCGCCCAGGCCATAGACGCGCCGAGGATCGAGCAGGGCCGCCGTAAGGGCAGCCATCTGCATGGCAGGCAGCCGCGTCGAGCAGAAGCCCAGGAAGGCCCCGCGCCCGTCCCAGCTGTTGAAGCTGCCGCGCTCGCCGCGGCCCCATTCCAGCGTGTCGGTGATCGCCAGCGTGCCGGTCGGGGTGCCCGGGGCGACGGCCGGGACCGTCAGCACGCCATCGACCACCATCTGCACTGTCTGGCCCGCCGCGAACGAGACCGCCACCGCCTGAGCCGCCGTGGTCGCGGCCCCGTTGGCGCTCTCGATCAGATAGCCGCTCGATCCCCACTGCCCGTTCGCAACGATGCGGCGATCGGCGTCCTTGTAGCGCAGGCCGAGCTCGCCGGCGGTGGCCACCGAGACGTTCATGAGCTCGCGGAACTCGTTGGTCGTGTCGCTCTGGTGCAGGCTCACGAAGGTTATCGCCGCGAGGCCGTTGAGCCAGCTCGAGGAGGCTTGCGTGAACCGCCCTGGCTCGACGAACTCGGCGGCCGGCCACAGGCCCAGGGTCGTTGCGGAGATGCTGGTCGGCGTCAGCGTGCGGCCCTGGCCGGTCAGATCGGTGCCGGAGGGGCCTGCGAACCATGCCAGCCATCCGCCCGCGCGCGCGGCCGTCGCATCCTCTTCCGTGGCCCCCAGGCCCGCCTTGCCGACGTAGCAGAACAGGCTCAGGGCCGCGTCCATCGCCCAGGCGAAGTTGACCAGGGCGATCAGCTTGCCCGTGGCGCCGTCGTAGGCGACGATCTTGTGGCCGAGCTTGGTGCCGCCGGCCGTTTCGAAACGGATGTCCCAGCCGCTCGAGGACTGCACCAGGCCGCCGTTCGCGACCGTCTTGAGGTCGTTGCGCTGCTCGACGACCGGCAGGAGGAAGTTGGTGACGCTCGGCGCGCCCGAGGCCCACAGCGGCAGCCGAAGCTCAAGCTGCGCCCGAAAGCCGTTCGTGAACACTGGCACCGCTGCGACGGTGGCCGAGATGGTGCCGTAGCCCACCACTGGCGCCCGCGTGCGCACCGTCCCGTCCACCAGCCCGTAGCCGTCGACACGCGCCACCGGCCTAGCGCGGGCAGAGATCAGCCCGTAGCCGTCGACACGGGCCTTGGACCCGCTCACCACCCCGGTCGCGTCGATCAGGCCATAGCCGCGCACCTCGCCCTTGGAGCGTGGCGGCGGCTGGCCCGTCCCGCCACCACCAGGCCGCGTCGCCGGGATGCAGGCAAAGCCGCCGAGAACGGGCAGCACCAGCATGTTAGCTGCTCGGGAAGCGGAAGCTGATATCGCCGGCCGCGATCTCCACCTGGCTGCCCGACACCCACGCCAGCGGCACCGTCAGGGTGCAGCGACCCAGGAAATTGCCGCTCGTGGCCGCATCGTAGAACGCCACGTGCGGGAACGGCCCGGCCGAGCCGCTGGCAGCACCGCCGCCGCTGATGAAGTCGGCCAGGGCCGAGGTGGTCATCACCCGCGCCGCCGCCGTGTTCCACGCCAGGGAAGGGCGCACATAGTCGCTCTGGCCCGGCTCGGTCACGTTGGAGCCGTCCAGCGCCGGATAGGTGGTGCTGGGCGCCGCGTAGACTGTCTTGCTGGTCCGCAGGTAGTTCAGCCAGTAGTTTGCGAGGTAGTCGCCATAATCTTGGGCCATCAGGTCATTCCGGGCAGTGAGAGGACGGTCAGCGTGCTGGTCGCGACCGTGCGGCTGGGCGTCCAGCCGGCGGGATGCACGAGGTAGGCATCGCGGCAGCCGGCCACCGCGCCGGTGGAGCTTTCCACCAGCCATGTCGTCGAGCCGGGGTTGCGGACGACGGCGCTCACGAGGTCGAGCCGCGTGTCGCCGAAGAGAATGCCCCGCTGGCAGCCGTCGAAAGCCGCGTCCTTCACGAAGGCGTCGGTGATCTTGATCAGCTCGACAGCGTAGGCGTTGGTCGTGTGGCGCAAGGTCTCGAACACGGTGCGGTCGAGCACGATGACGTCGAGATTGTCGGCCTTGAACCCGTCGAGGAAATCGAAGAAGCGCGAGCCGGTGAGGTCGAGCCGGTTGAACGGCTTGCCGGTGCCGCCCTCCTTGTCCATGTCGACGGTCCCGCAGCGCGCGCCGCGGTAGAAGTCGCAGGCGATCCGGACCTTGCCGGCTTCCACCGTCTCGAACCCGTCGATATTGGCCGAGTAGATGCCATCGGTGAACCGGCGGAAGGTGATGCCCGTGACGGTCAGATCGTCGGTCGGCGTGGCGACGTAGATGCAGAGGCCGTTGGTGCCGTCGAGATCGGTCACCTCGCCGCCGTCCGCGCCGCATTCGAAGCAGCCGCCGAGCCAGGTATTGTTGCCGGCCGTGAGCCCGCGCTGCCCAGACGCGCCCGTGCCGGTGCCCTTCACGTCATAGGCCCAGCAACCGATTTCCTTGATGCCGTGCCATGAGATGAGGTTGATGGCCCATGCCTGCCCGCGAGGCGCACGGGCGACGCAATCGGTGGCCGCGTTGAAGTCGATCACATGGCGGCAGCCGACGCCCTCGAAATTGCGGCTTTCGCAGGCCGTGCTCTCGCGGAACTCGACGCCGTAGCCCTCGCCGGCATCGAGGTATTTCGGCGGCCCCATGAAGCAGCCTTCGTTGGTGCAGCCATAGGCGCGGAAGAAGCGGAAGCCCTGCCCACGACTGCCGAAATCGTCCTCGTTCGGGATGCGGCAGTTGACCAGCGCACATGCCTGCGCGAGCTGCACCACGAAAGTGTCGACCTGAGTGTCGTCGGGAGCCTCGACGAACTCGACGGTGGCGCCGGAGACGCTGGCATATTCCACCGGGTCGATCAGCACCGCGCGCGCCCAATTGGTCGTGCTCATCGCGTGCTTGATCGGCCGGTCGAGCACCAGCGAGCTGCCGCTGTAGCCCAGCACCTTGGCCATCTCGCTGTTGCACAGGGCCGTCTGGACGCCATCCGTGTGGGTGATCACCTCGTCGTCGGTGATCCACACCAGGCCGCCGATCGGGAACGGCGCCACGCTCGCGACGGCCAGGGTCGCCGGCGTGTCCTGTCGGGTCCAGCTCGAGGTGCAGTAGGAGTGCTTGAGCCGCCGCAGGGTGGCGCCAACCGCCAAGGCCGCAGTGGTGGCCGGAGTCACCGTCACCGTCAGGGCGCCGTCGTCGACCGCGGTCACCCGCACCCGCATCGAGCCGAGCCTGATCTGATCGCCGATCGCGAACTGCCCGGAGACGGTCACACCGCTCTCGACGGTGACCGGGATCACCGTGTTCGCGGCGGCCGTGGCCGTGCTTACCGTGGCGCCGACGCCCTCGGTGGCGTAGCTGCCGCTGATCAGTACCTGCCCGTCCTTGCCCGCCTTGAAGGGCGAGCCCATGGACAGGCTGATGCCCGAGCGGACAATGAGCTGGCCCGTCAGCGGCCAGTAGCCGATCGCTGCCTGCAGGTAGACGATCACCGCCTTGCCGGCCGTGGCCAGCTCGAGGAACGCGGCGTTCATCGTGGCGAGTTCGTCGGTGCCGTCGCCCAGGAGTCCTAGATCGTCGGCGTAGAGTATCCGCATCTCGGCGGGTGCCCGCGCCGCCTGCTCGCCGGATACGATGACCCACGAGCCCGTGCTCAGGAGCTGCCAGCGGAGGCCGGCGCCGTCGACCGGGGCGCCGATAACGGGCTCGACGACGTAGCCCAGCGGCGAGCGCAGGTTGCGCCCCTGGCTGACCTTCAGGGCCTGGGTCTGCCGGGTGAGCCCGTCCAGGCGCGTCTCGACCACGGTCGGGTCGTAATTGCCCTCGCGGGTCAGATCGGACGGCTGTTCGAATGCCGGGTTGAGCAGGATCGTGATGGTATCGCCTTCCGGCACCCGCGCGGCGGTGAGCGGGTAGGTGACCGTCCCGCCCGGATTGTCGTTGGTCACGCTATAGAGGTTGCTGGCGACGATCGTCTCGGCGCCAGCGGCGGCCGTGCGGATGACCTGGATTTCCGACGCGCTCGCGATCGAGAACTCGAACGGCCAGAGATTGTTGCTGCCGTTGCCCAGCAGCGGGCCGGTCGTGCCGGGGCGATTGGGTACGGTCACTCGGCAGGCTCCTCAGTGGCCAGCCGATTATGCGGTGGCCGAGGAGCCGGTTAACAATGGCGGCAGATGCCGCCCGGGAAGGTCAGCCCGAGGCTATTCGATACACTCGTAAGTCTGGTAGCCGTCGCGCGCCTGATCGCTCACCAGCTTGGCGTTGCGACCGCTCTGCTGGCAGTGCGCCTGCGCCATCTCGAAAACCTGGCCCGAGTTGATGTCCCGCTCGACATCGCCGAACACGATGGAGCCCGGCGTCTGCGCGACGATCCGCGGCGTGCAGCCGGCGAGGATCAGGAGGGTGACTAGAGCTATGCTGCGCATGGTCAAATCCTACGGTGAAATGGTCCCTAACCGCTCGGGGATAGCATGAACTTCTGCCCCGTGTCGCGCTCCCTCTGGCGCTCCATGCGGCGAAGGTAGCCGGGGTTGAGCCATTCCTGCGCCGAGTAGAGCAAGAAATAGTCCAGGGCCGTGCGGGCGTAGAACAGATTGACGCCTGGCAGGTTGGAATAGGCCGCCTTCAGCGCCTTGGCCGCGAAGTCGGTTGCATCCTCGCTGTCGCGCGCCCGTACCGCGGCCGCCCACAGGCCGGCGAGCGTATCGACCTGGCCCAGCAGTGGCCCAGCGAGCGTAGCCGTGGCCGAGCGGCCGTAGCGGTTGAACTCGCCAAGCGCGAAGTCGCCGAGGATGCCGGCGCCACCGCCCTGCAGGAACGCGCGGAGGAAGAACTGGCCCGCCTGTTGTGGGTCGCTCATGTCGGCCGGCGCCACACCCTTGAGTGTGTCGCGCGTGACCACGGAGACGCCGCCCATGACGGTCATCCCGAGGATCACCGCCGCCAGCCCGCCATACTCCGAAGCCGCGATCCGCTCGCCCCAGACCCGCGACAGTACCGCCGCCGGGAAGCTCTTGAACTGAGCCACCGCGCGCAGGAACTCGCCCTCGACGGTGCCGGGCCGGGTGCCGCGCAACAGGATGGCCTTCTCCCGCACTCCTGGATTGAGCACTCCGGCATCCATGCGGTCGGAGAAGAAGGTTTCCAACTTGGTGGCGAGGCGGTCACGGGCCGCGCGCGCACCGCGACGGCCGGCAGCCGTCGCCACGTCGCCGAACGCATCGAGCCCCAGCTTTGCCGGCACCACATGGCCACGCCCGTCCAGATCCTCGACGGTGCCCGCGATCTTGGTCCAGTCGGCAGCGTCGATCCCGTAGGCGCCCAGCAGGGTCCGATAGTCGTCCGGCAGCTGCTCGAATGCCGTGCTCACCCGGTCGGCCATATGGTGCGACATCGCGAGCGCCACGCCGGAACGGTGCGCGTCCGTCCACAGGTTCAGGCCGCTGACCTTGAAGAACTTGCGGTTCATCCAGGAGACCATGCCCGGCAGCTGGTTGCCGTCGCCCATATCGAACCGGCCGAACAGGTCGCCGCTCACCCCCTCGCTGTAGGCGCCCAGCATGTTGGCCAGCCGCCGCCGATCGGCATCGTTGGCAAGGTGCTGGCCCAGGTTCGCCAGCGGCTTCAAGGTCCGCTCGAGCACGCCGGCCCCGTGCCGCTTCAGCTCGCCGGCCATGACCGGGCTGTCGCTGAACGCCGAGATCACGGCCGAGCCCAGCTTGCTCCACACCTGCGTCGAGCGCAGGAACACCATGCGCTGCGATAGCCGGGCGGAGGCCGGGCGGTTCATGCCGCCGGAGATCGCGTCGTAGAGAATCTTGGGCGGCAGCACGACCCGCTCATCGGCCAGCTTCTTGCCGGCCGTCTTCAGCCGCTCGTCGACCAGCCGCACGAAGCCCTCGTGCATCTTCTCCGGGTTGGTGCCCCAGGTCTCCATCAGGGACACGTCGCGGGCGTTGTTGACGATCGAGCCCGTCAGCAGCTCCATCACGCCGCCGGTGCCGAACCGCTTGTTGTAGGACAGCCAGTCGTCGGCCGACTTGAAGTGCACGGCGCGGTGCACGCTGCGCTTCTTGGCGAGGTTCATCCCGCCCTTGAAGCCCGCGGCCTCGCTCAGCTCCTCCTCGGTGATCGGCTTCATGTGCGAGCCCGACTGCAGCTCGGCGTACAGCTTGCCGTAAAGGTCGCGCCGCTCGTCGTTGGCGAGGAACCGGCCCCAGGTGCGGAACTCGTCCACCCGCTGCGACGCTTCCGCGAACCAGCCCGTGAACCCGGCCTTCCGAATCCGCAGCGGGTCGTGGCTCTGGCGCACGATGTAGCCCGGCAGCCGGCGAATGAAGGCGCCCGAGCGGTTCAGCCGCGAGATCATCACCTCTTGCAGCCGATGGATCACCTTGGCCGCCTGCAACGCCTCCTTGCTGCCGCTGACGCCGGGCTTGCCGCCCTTGCGCCGGCCCAGCTCCCATAGCTCCTTCGCGATCGGCGCATCCAACTCGCCGCTGCTCACCACCTTGGACAACTCGGCCTTGTCGAGCGCGTTGATCAGCGAGCCCATCCACCGCCGGCCCAGCGCCTGCGACTTCGCCGCCACCGACAGCCGGCCGCTCTGCGCCGTGCCGAGCGAGCCCACGTCGAGCGCGATCACCGCGCGGTATGGGTCGGCCGCGAACTCCGGCTTGTCGAGCATGGCGCGGGCGTTGGCCTCGGCAACCCGGTTGAGCGCCTTGTTGCGCCGCTGGATCAGAACAGCCTCGCGGGCCTCCTTGGCGAGCCGCCCAGCGTGGCCGTACAACTCCTCCTGAATGTTCGCCCAAGGCCGGGCCTCGGCCGTGGCCCGGGCGACCGCATTGAACTCCTCCAGGACCTCCAGGATTTCGTCATCCGACAGCGCCCCATCGAACTGCCCCCTGATTTCCGCCATGCACGCTTCAAAGCTCATAGCGCCCTCGCGATGCAGGCGGCCGCCGCCTGCATGCCCTGGTCGATCCGCTGCGTCAGTTGCGCCAGCTCCTGCTCAGGGGTAGGCTTGGGCTCAATGCCAGTGCCCGGCTTGCGCCCCTCGCTCGCGGCCAGACGCTCCTCGGCATCCTGCCACAGGGCCTCGGGATCGTCCGTGCCTTCCAGCTCTGCCGCATGGTCGGCGTCGAATGCCTCGCCGCTGTCCGCGTCAGGGTCGTTGTCCAGGTCGATCCAATCTTCTGGCTCCCGCTGGCCGAAATGCTCCTGATCGTCGATCGCGCGCATGGTGCTCGCGTACTCGTCGATTCGGTCCTGTACGTCTGGACCCCAAACCCGATCCGTAACGCCCGTAGCGCGCAGGTTCTTGTCGAGCGCAGCTATCAGCTCAGCCGGCCCGCCGGTCCATCCGTGCGACACCTCGCCGTATTCGTTGGTGCTGGTCTGTCGGTCGCCGAGAAAGCCGGCGTCGCGCGCTCGCTCGGCTGCCACCTCTAGCGGCAGCCCCCTGTCATGCACCAAGCGCCCCAGGAACTGCTCGCCCTTGGCGAACGGCAGCTCGCGGCTCTTGTTGTAGAGGTGGGCGTCAATGGCCTTGATCTCGCCGCCTGCGTCCGGCGCGATGCCGCCGATCGCGCGCAGGAAGGTGACCAGATCCATCGGGCCTTTGCGGGTCACCTTGCCGCCGCTGGGCAGGGTGATCTGGCGCGACGGGAACTCTGCCTCTAGATCGGCCAGAGCCTGCCTGCGCATGTCGTCCGGCTTCTGCGGCCGGAGCATGTCCCCCTCGCGGCCCTTGCGGATCGTCTCGCGGTCCTTGGCCAGAAGGTCGGCAGAGGCGGAGCGCCCAGGAGTGTCGCGCCCCTGCGGCGTCGCTTCGCCGAGCCTGTCAACCGAGATATTATTTTCGGCGGCATTTCCGCCTAACTCATTTCGCCGCTCGCCGAGCCCGTCCGCCGCCCGCAGCACCGGCGCAACGTCGATCTCCCGCCCGGCCGCCGCCTGCACCAGCGCCGTGTCCATGGCCGCAACATGTGTTTGCGGCCCGCGGGCGCGGATCACGTCGCCGATCGCGCCGAAGCCAGCGTGCAGCGCCCCACCGAACAGACCGCCCATACCGACGTTCGCGAGGCTGTCGGCCATCGAGTAGTCGAGTTGGTCCTGCTTGGCCGCCGAGTAGATCAGCGGCTCCAGCAGTGCCGCGCCGACGGTGCCCTCGATCGCACCCGTCACTGCCCGCCCGCCGAACTTGCCCAGCTGCGCCGCCAGCCGTGCCGCCCGCACCTCGCCCACCACCGGAATAAAAGCGCTCGCTACGTTGATCGGATCGGCCATCTGTGCCGCGAACCGGGCCGCGTACTGGACGCCGGTGAGGACCGCCCCGCTGGGGTCGCGGTTCATGGTGTCGGTGCGGCGCTCGCGCGTGTCGAACCGCTCGGCCAGCAGCTTCGCCGCCTCCGAGGTCATGCCGTCGAAATAGGTCAGGCCGGGCCGGTAGTCGGGCGATCCCTTCCAGTCTTCCGCCGTGACCGGCGTCCGCTTCGGCGCCGGCATGATGGCGCCCTTGCCGTAGACCCGCGGCGTCTGCCCGAGCGCGTCGGACATCTCGCCCATGCGGAACAGCGCGCCCATCGGGCTGTAGTCGGCAAGGTCGCTGGCGATGCCGGCGCCCAGGCTGTCCAGGAAGGACGACGACAGCAGCTCGTGGCCGGTGCGGCGCAGCTCCTCGCTATCGTAGCGCTCAGGCCCGACAAGCGGCGCCCAGGTGCCCGCAGCCATCAGTCGCCCCGCTTGAACGGCACGATGATTGGCTTACCGCCAGAGGTCACCGCGTTGCCCTGCTCGTCCATCAGGAACAGGCCGCTCTCATCGGGCAGGTTGCCCCAGGTACCGTAGGTGCGGACGTTCTGGAGGTAGGCGGCGCGCCGCGCCTGCTCGCTCACGCCTTCGAGGCTGCCGCGCGGATCAAGCATCTCCGACGTCAGGTTGCGCACCCGCGTCTCGATCTTGCGGTCCACGTCCTTCACGAACTCGTCGCCACCCCGCGCCGGCCGAGGAATGCGGTACGTGTCGCGGAATTCGTAGCGGTCGTTGATGATCGCGTCGGCGGCCTGCTGCACCGCCTGCTCCATCGGCATGGTCCGCATCAGCACCAGGGCCGATTTGGTCACCATGTCGGTAACGTCGGTGAGCATGGCCTGCGCCCCGCCGGCGCCGCTGCCCTGCCGGTAGGAGCCGCCGACCGTGGCCGACCATGCGTCGAGCCGCGTCGAGACGGCCGTGTCCAGATCGCCCTGCGAGACGCCTTGCCGCGCGAGGTTCACCTTCAGGTCCTTGTCGTCGGTCTCCGCGGCCTCGCCGATCGCGTTGGCCACCGCAGCCGTTTCCGGCCGGCCCGACAGCACGGCAAGGTACTTCGACCCCCGGTCGAGCCCGCCCTTGCGGCTCAGCTCGCGGATCACGTCCGGGTATTCCTCGCCCGAGGCCTCCTGCAGCTTGGCGAGATAGGCCGCCCGCTCCTCACCCGGCATCGCGGCAAGCCGCGACGCCACGCCGGCCCGCTCCTCCGGCGTGAACATCTCGGTCGGCACGCCCATGTGCGCCGACGCCATGCGCGAGGCCGACACCCGGCCGGCGATGCTGGCCGGGTCCGTGAAATCAACCGGCTCCAGATCGACGATGCCGAGCTGCGCCGCGCGCTCCAGCCCGCGCCCGTCCTTCACCGCCGAGACCGTCGCCTGCAGCACCTTGCTCGCCGCCTGCAACTGCATCATCGGCACGGGGTTGGACGGGTCCTGTGGCGTCGAGCGCAGCGCCTCGAGCTGAGCCGCCTGATCCTCAACCGGCAACAGCGCGAACTGGCTGGCATATTCCGCCGTGGCCACGGCGCCAGTCAGCGCCTGCTGCAGGTTCGCGCCCCTCTCGCCTTCCGCCAGCACCGCCTTTCGCAGGTCGCCCAGCCCTGCCACCGGCAGCCCGGCCTGCAAGGCGTCGACCGCGTTGCCGACCTGGAAGCGCAAGCCCTCCAGGCGGTCCTGCTGCGCCGCGCGAGCCCTGGCTTCCGCCTGCGCCTGCCTCTGCCGTGCTTCCGCGTCCCGCGCCCGGATATCGACCTCGCCGGCCGACACCAGGCGCAGCCGGTCGCTGTACTCCAGATCGGGAATATCCCCGTCCTGCTTAAGTGCGGCCACGGTGCCGTCGAGATCCTGACCGAGCATCCCCTGCCAGTGCGCCTGCGCCACCGCCGCGCGCGTGGTGGCCGTCAGCTCGCCTTTGGCCGTCGCCGGCAGGCCCGACGCCTCGATCGCATCGAGCTGGTCCTGCAGCACCGCCCCGTACATGTCGGGCCGGGTGGCGACGACATTGAGCGCCGCTTCCACGTCGCCCTTGACCTTGCCGACCCGGTAGCGCGTCCGCGACTGCTGCTCGAACCCGTCCGCCTCGTTGTAGAGGCTGACTTTCAGCTCCGAGAGCCGCGTCTCGACGATCTCGCGCTGGACGCCCGACAGGCCGTCGACCTGCTGCTTCTGCCATGTGTCGTATTCGTCCATGGCCGACTTGGTGAAATCGACCGGATTCTCCGGCGCGTGCTCCTTGAGCCCGTTGAGCCATTGGGTGCGGTCGAGGCGGAACTGGTTGACCTTGCCGTTCGCCTCGATGATGTCGTCTTGGCGGTTCACGCGCAGCACGGTGTCGGCTATCTGCGCGCCGAGCTGGCCGAGCTGCACCAGCGCTTCCGGCCCGGCCATGTCCGGCTTGTAGGCGCCGAACGACTCCACGTTCCGGCCGCCGCCGTAGGCTTCCACCCCTGCCCCACCGCCGAAACTCTCGATCGACCGGCCGGCGCCGAACGCCCGCGGCGAGGCCCGGCCATCCAACGTCGGCAGCCGCAGCGGGTTCAGTCGAGCCATGCGTCTTTGTCCCATGCGGCGGGGTCGGCCAGCACCTGCATCTGGCGCGCGACGCGCTCGGCTGCCGGCAGCTCGCGCGTCGCCACCAAGAGCCGGGCCAGGGCGTCGGTGCGCTTGGCCTTCACCTCGGGCGGATCGCGCGGCGGCGGCGCCTGTGCGGCCGGCGGGGCGCCATCTGCTTTCGGTGAGACGCGGGGGACGGTGGGCATACTATCTGCCGCTCATGTACCAGGCGGAGGCGAAATTCGTCGCCGAGCCGGCCAGCGACAGGGCCGCAGCGCCAGCCGGGCTGAAGCCGCCGCCCTTCTTCGCGGCATCGCCGATCCCCTTGATGTTCTGCTTCGCCACGTCCTTGATGCCCTTCGCCCGGATCGCGCTCACGTCCCGGATGCCCTGGATGTTGGCGTTCGCCACCTTGGCCGTGCTCGCCGCCTCCATCTCGGCCAGCGAGCGCCTGCGCCCGGCCCCGTAGCCCTCCACGTCGTAGCCATAGGCCTCGCGCTGGGCATTCTGCCGGATCGAGAGCGCGTCCAGATCGGTCGCGACAGCCATCTCCTCCTGCAGGAGCGCCGCCGAGCCCGAGTTGATGTCGACGCCCGAGCTCGCAGCGCTCGCCCGCAGCCGGCCCTGCGCCACCGACGCCTCGCGCCGGAAGCTGAAGGTGTCCAGGCCGCCCCGCAGCAGCGCGTCGCGGCTCTGGATGCCGGCGAACTCGACGTTCTGGCGCTCGGTATCGGCCTCGTAGATGGATGCCTGGATTCGGGCCAAGGCGTCCGTGCGGATGACGGATTGCTGGGCCACACTGTCCGCCGCGAGGTTCGCCAGCCCAGCCGTGGTCTCGGCGCGGATCAGCTCCTGCTGCGCCTTGGCCGTCGCCTTGATCGCTTCCTGCTGCTGCCTGGCGGCAGCGGCCGAGCCGGCGGCGCCGACCAGGCCGGAGATGCCTGCGATGGCAGCAAAGCCGCCTAGACCGAAACCCATCTCATCCTCCCCGCTCGAATGTCGGCAGCAAGCACGCCAGCTCCATCGGCAGCGGCTCGCTCTGCTCGATGCAGATGCGGCCGCCCAGGCCCCAGCGCGCCTGCACCGGCTGCTGCAGCCATCCGGTATAGGCAGCGGTCGGGTCCAGCCACGGCTCGATCGTGCGCTGCTTCATGCCCTCCAGGTGCTCGAAATCCGGCCCCATCCGCAGGCCGCGCGTCTCGCGCACCAGCGCCTGCACCGCCATCACGCGCTTGTACCGCCCGAAGCCCTCGGCACCTTCAGCGATGTCCAAGGTCGTCACCCGCGAGCGGAACGGCAGGCCGTAATGCACTCGGGAACCCGGTCGTGCCAGCGCAATGCTGCCGTCGGTGACGACATATGGCCCTTCCGTCGAGCCGTCGTTGAGGACCCGCACCGCCTCGCCCTCCAGGTGATCGAGGCCCGACAGGACGGACACACATTTGCGCGCCACCCCGGAGCCGCGCCACGGCGGCAGGCCGGACCAGTCCACTTCCTCGCCGCTGTAGCGGTTGCCCACGGTCATCAGCCCGTCGCTGGCCGATGTCACCTTGAACCGCTTGCCGTCCAGCGCCGCGAGACCCGTGCCGTCGAGATCGAACAGGTCGCCGGTCCCCAGATCGAGGGACGCGCGCAGCGTGCCGGGACTGGCCAGGCCAATGTCCGTGATCGTCGCTGGCGCGTCGTACGTGCCGCCGCAGTCCAGGAAGTACGCATCCTTGATCGTCGGCACGACACGGGTCGCCATCCGCTCGACGGTGTAGCGCCACGCGCCGCGCAGCCAGCGGCGGCAGCGCATGTAAAGCCGGTCCTCGCCTTCCTCGCGCACCGGGCACAGCCAATGCACCTCGCCGGCCGTCTGCCCGCGCGACCAGCCGGCGATGCCCTGCCCCTGCAAGAGCGCCAGCGTCACCAGTTGCCCGTCGCTCATCGCGAGCCACAGCAGCGACCACGGCAACTCGCAATAGCCCCAATCAACCACCTTGCGGCCTCGGAACAGATGCTCCGCCAGCAGCGAGACGTCGCTTTCCTTGTACTCCGCGTCCAGCAGCCGGACCGACCCGCCACCGGCGCTCACGAACGCCATGCCCCGGTCGATCGCCAGCGGGCGCACGTCCGCGATGCCGCACGCCAGCGCCCGCTGGACGCCACCCTCCAGCGCCGGGGTCAACGCACTCTCGCCGCGGCGCGCGATCAGCACGGACCCCGCCGAGAAGATCGCGAGACTCGAGCCGGCCAGCAGGTGCTTGATCTGGCGCACCTGCGGCCCGGCCGGCGTGAAGGTGATCGCGTCGTCGGCCTTCGCCGGCGAGCTGCGGCCGAAATTGTTGGTCAGTCCCGGCTTGCTGGTCTCAACCGTCTCGGGTGCGTTGACGCTGCCGGCGACCGCCAGCCGCTGCTCCCAATAGGTGCCGCAGGCCGGGTAGTTGCCGGGTCCGTCGAACGGCGTGCGCGCCACCGGCGCCGGTTGGTCGGCCTTGGGCGTGTCGCCCGTGTCGTCAAACTGGCCGACGCAGATTCCCATCTGGCCGTAGATGCCGCCCGCCTGCTTGTAGACCTGACAGGCCACGATGCCGTCCGGGAGCGGCTGCGCGATCGTGATCCGCATGTAGTTGGTGGTCGTGAGCGGCGACACGCCCTGCAAGTCGAGCGGCGCGCTGGGCAGGCTCTCCTCGCCGTTGAGCGCGATGTACGTCACCACGTAGCGGTGAGCCGTGGTCGCGGTGCCGCTGCCCAGCTTGGCCAGTGACAGCACCGCCGCCGATGGCGCATCCACCGCCGGGGCAGCACGCCGGATCAGCAGCGACCAGCTCAGCGCATCCTCGCCCGAGCGCAGCTCAACCGGCGGGTGGCCGGGGTGGAACAGCGACAGGCTGTTGGCGTCCTGCGTCCAGGTCACGGCCGCGAGGTCATCGACCCGGAAGGGCTGCCCGATTACCATCGGCGTCGGCACGCTCGCGCCACTGCCGAGCATGGCGGCGCTCTCGATGTGATTGGCGGAAGCCTCCGAGGTCCAGAACTGGAGATAGAACGGCGAGGCCCCCGGCGTGAAGGCGACCGTGTGCCAGCCGGCCTCCAGTGCTCGCGCGGCCAGCACGTTGTCCAGCCCGCTGCTGCCGCCGACCTGGATGTTGCAGCCGGACCCGTCCGGCACCCGACAGGTCACCACATGCTCGCGGCCGGGATAGCCCGTCGTCACCGCCTGCTGGGCATGGGCGCGGCTGAACGGCGTGCCGTTGAGGGTGAGCCTGCCGGATGCTGCCGCCGACATCTCGAACAGCTGCACCTCGGCCACGTTGACCACATCGTCACCCGAGCCAACCGGCCCGCTCGCGGCGCCGACCACCTTGACCCGGTGGTAGCGATAGGCCGTCGTGGTCCTGATCGCGTTCGCCGGAGCGAAGCGCGCAACCTTGACGCCCGGCCCGTCCGCCACCGGCCAAGAGCCCAACAGGATGATATCCGTGGCGAAGTTGCTGTTGCTGCCCTCCAGGCGGACCTGCACCGTCTGCCGGCGGTTGGTCAGGCCGACATTCGACGAGCCGTAGAGGATGAACCCGACGATAACTCGGGCGCCCGCCGGCCCCCAATCCTTGCCCGCGTTGCCGGCATAGCTGATCGCACGCGCGCACGACGCCGAGATCGCCGTGGTGTCGCCGTCGAACGCAGTGGCGAGCCCGGCGCCCGCCGTCAGGCTGCCGATGATGGTGCCTTCGCCGTCCGGTATCTGGCGCAGCGCGGCACCCGCACTGATCGACGCCGTGCCGGTCGAGATGTTGTTCCATTGGCCCGCCGAGGCCCCGACCGTGGCGCTGACCGCGGCATCGGTCGGCTGCACCACCAGCGGCGCGCCGCGCGCGAAGAACCGCATCCGGGCGTCGCCAAACTCCAGCGCGAAGCCCAGCTCCTCCGAGAGCTGAAACGGCACCAGCCGCGTGCCGGCCGTCTCGCTCTCGAGGATGAAATGCGTCCCGGCCCGGTTCAGCAGCCCGCCATAGACGGACACGAAACAGTTGTCCGCCAGGGACACGCCGCGCAGGTACTGCTCCAGATCCGTGCGCCCATGCACCGCAGGGGTAAGCTCGCCGCTGGCCAAGCTGGATTGCTGGCTGAGCATCATTCGCGCGCCATGAGCAGCGCACCCAGGGGCGGGGTCTCATAGACGTGGTTCTGGTCCGCAGCGGCGGCCTTGCTGAGCCAGAACAGGTATTGCCCCCAGCACTCCGTCCGCACGCGCGGCTCCTTGCTGAGCGGCACCGCAATGGCCCAGGCCAGCCGCCACGCAAGGGCCTCGGCGAACAGCGGCGGGAAGATCGCCTCGTTCTCGACACGTCGCGTGAACAGCACGGTAGCCAGGATCTGATTGGTGAGGATCAGCGTCGTCTCGCCCAGCTCGGCATCCGTGATGCCGCTGAGCGCCCAGGGGATCGGCGTGCTGTGGCCGTCCTGCATGACGCGCCGGATGGTGATCGCCGCCGCCGGTGCCCTGTAGGCGTAGCCCCATCCGTCAGGCACCGTGCCGTAGCCGGCCAGCCGCTCCGTCCGCTCGGCGAACCGCCAAGGGTGCTCTGCCAGCATCGCGTCACGGGCCAACGCATAGTAGCGCCGGCAATTCAGCGCGGCGCTACCGTCCTCGTTCTCGCTGGTGAGAAAGGAGCCCTCGCCTATGTGGCCGAGAGCAGCATTCCATATCTGCAGCCGCTCGGCCATCGGTCGCCCCTTGGCGGATTACTCGGCGCGCGGCGCCTTCGCCGGCTTGATCGTGCCGCCACCAAGCGCCGCGGCGATGGCGCTGGAAATTTGCTCGGCGATCGCTTCCGACATGGCGCGCGTGCTGTCGGTCGCGTTGAGCACGGCCCGGCGCCGCTGCGCCGCGAACTCCGCCTCCGCTTTCCCCCGCATCTCCTCGCCCGCCTTGTCCAGCGGCTCGAGGTTGCTCGACGGCAGCCCGTCAAACTCCACCTCGGCACCGATCTGATAGAGCGTCGGCGGGACGGCCTTGCCGTCCACCTTGGTCTGCAAGAGGAACGGCTTGACGCAGCGATACCTGGGCATGGCTTAGGCCACCGAGTAGGAGGCACGCGGCAGCGGCGTGCTGGGCAGGGTGTCGACGTTGCGGGTCAGGAAAATATCGAACTTCCCGGCCGTCAGGTCCGCCACGCCCACCGTGATCAGCCCGCGAATGTAGCGCTCGCAGCCGAACGGCAGGCGGATCTTCCAGAACGTGTAGCCGGCAACCACCGACGCCACCGCGATGGCGGTGCCGAGGTAGATCGTGGTCGCGGACGAGAACGAGGTGTTGTCGTCCGTCTGCAACGAGATCAACACCGTCGCCGAGCCGCCGCTCGTCGCCGTGGTGGAACACCGAGCCACCACGTACAGCGTCTCGCCGCTGGCAAGGTCGCCGGGCGCGACGATCTGGGTATCCAGGTAATTCGTGCTTGCGGTCGCCGCCGCCGTGGTGACGGCCTGCGCGTCCGAAAGCATCAATTGCGCGTCACGGAGCATCGGTCAGTCCTCAGGTGAGCTGCGACTCGGCGATGCCCAG